AGCTGCTTCTGCTGTGGCAGCTGACATCGACATATTACCTTGTTCCCAAAGTTTATAGAATGTCTGTAGTTTGGCGGTATCGCCTTCCCAATCCCTATATTGTTTTGCATCTTTTGAACTTGTTAATTGTTGGAGTCTATTTGTATCATGTCGGCTAATTGCTAATTTAACAGCTTTATCATATGACTCACGTTCTGCCGTTTCACGTTCTGTTACTAAGGCTTTATATTTGGCTGTGTACCATTCCTCAACCTGTGCTTTAGCTTCCGCATCATCCTTTTGTTTTGCAACTGATTTTAGGCGTTCCTCTCGCTCTCTATCTAGTTCATTTTTAGATACAATAAACTGTTGTTCAGCTAAATCTTTATAGTTTCCTAAGATTTCTGCATTAGTTTTGGCTGTATCCAGCTTTAATTTATCCCGTTGCTCCTGTAGCTTTTTATTTACTTTATCTACTTCAACAGTTTTAAACTGATCTAATAGCTTTTCAGCATTTGAGGTATCAATTGTATCGCTGACATCTTTAATCTTCTTGATTGCTTCTGATTTTTTTCGTACATCCTCCTCAATCTTTTGAATTTCACTTTCATAAGATGTACCAATTTCTCCAGTGATACTTTGCTTTAATTCACCTTCTAAATTCTTTAAATCCTTTTTTGCATCATCAATTGATTTTTGACGGCGTAATATATCAGCCCCAGTAAGGCCACCTTCACCCTTCATGTCTTTATAAAGTAATTGTGCATTGGCTGCCTTTTGAGACCTAATATCTTCCGTTCCTTCTGAACGTGTTATCCATTTGTCAACTAACTTAGCCGCTAATCCTACATCTTGACTATTTCCAAGTTCTGCTAATGCTTTCTTATAATTATCCTTTTCTTTCCCATATAGCATTTCATATACCTGAAACGCTTGTTGAGTGTGGATATCATATGGATCTGAATGATTCTGCTTTGCAAAGTTAAATAAATCTTCTTTTCTATCTAACAACCATTGTTGAATACCGAATGCGCCCCCATTGGGATTTACAGCCTTTGCATTTAAGTTCTTTGTATTTCCGCCTGATTCAAGCATATTCCCACCAGCCATACCAAAAGCTATACGTGGATCAATACCTTGATTAATCATGAACCTAACAGTTTCTGCTGCACTTGAAGTATCTTTATGAGTCGTAGTGGTAGATGTTTTACTTATAGAATCTCCAATATTCGATATGTTTTGCATTTGTGTAGCTAACTCAGCTTGCATTTTAGCTTGTTCTGCTTTAATCTCACCTAATGCCGCATCTGCACTAGCCTTTTTTTGTGCTGATACATAAGATTCATATTTATTTCTTAATCGCTCAGGTACTTCTACATAACCGGCACTATCATTGGCAAAAACAACTTTACCCTCTCTATTTTTTGCAAGATGATATTTCTTTCCCTTATCCATCAAGGTTACTTCATTGGCGTGTTGAAATTCTGCTTCTGCTTTATTGGCTTGTCCCATAGAATATAGTGCAAATCCTACGGCTGCCGCTACACCTAACCATCCACCAGCAAGAGCCCACACTGCTCGTGTTAATGTTGTAACAGCTCCCATAGCTCTGCCTGCTGCACTAACTGCTACCGCTCCTGCCGTTGTGGCTCTTACACCGACACCTTCATAGCTTGCTGCTAATACTGCATTTTTTTCAATATTTGCTGTTGCCGCTGCTGTTGCTGTTGCACTAGCTTCTACGGCTTTTGTGCCTGCAACTGTTGCAGCTACACCTACTTTACCTTGACTAGCTACTACAGCCATATCACTTTCTACTTTGCGAACATTAGACGCTACATGTAGATTTGCTGATTCTTCTGCCGCTACCCCTGTAGATAATATGGATCTATTAACTGCAATTGAACTTTCTGCCGCTTCTGCCCGTACGCTTTGAAAGCCAAGAGTCATAGCCGCTCGAATTTGCTCTGCTGATTGTGTGGCCTTAATGCTAATCTTGCTAAATTCTTTTGCTAAAAATGCACTTGTTTCCTCTGCAGATAATTTTTGCTGATTAGCTGTTTTAATCGCTTCTCTTCGCATTTGTGCATATACACGTTCATTATCTCTAAGTGCTTTATTAATCTGTGCTTCTTGTGCTCTTGTTAATTCAGCCGTGTCTAATCCCATTGATCCTTGTGAATTTTTCACAGTTGATACTACTGCATTAACTGCTGCCGCTGCTTTTTTAGCAATCTTAATGCTTTCATACAATGCTACAATCTGAACTAATGTTTTAGCCGTGCTTGCAATCTCATTTTTATTTTTATTAATCCATACTGCTGATTCTTGCAAATACGGTAACAATTGTGGTAATAATTCCATTACTAATGGCGTAATAGCTGCGCCGCTCGCTAGTTTAAGTTGTCCAAACTGTAATTCCATCTCTTTCAATTGAAGAGATGCTTTATGCATTTCTTCTGGGTTTAGACCAATTCCTTTGACTTTACTAGCAACTTCTGCAGCTTCATTGTAATTCTGCAATACAGAAATTAAAGCAAGTCCACGGACACCAAGAGTATTCATCACATACTCCTGACCATATCCCGCATCAGCAGCCGCTTTATATCCTTTAGCTAATTCTGCCAATTGTTGATTAATTGGTAACATCTTACCATTAGCATCAGTTAATGAAACGCCAAATAATTTTAGTGTTTCTTGCGCCTTCTTACCTTCATTACTATTTCCAGATAACGCTTTATCCAATCGCATAATTGTTTTAGCTGCTGTATCCGCATCAGAACCTGTAATCTTTAGAATTCGGTTCATTTCAGATGCTTCTTTAGTTGTAATCTGGTATCGTTGATATAATTGGTAAACTGCTTCACCAGCTTTCACAGAACCTTCAATCATGGATGTTAATCCAAATCCTCCGGCCATAATTCCCGCTATAGCTGTAAACTTACTAACCAAACTACCTACACGACCTGTTACGCTATCTACACTTGTAGAAAACTCATTAATAGGATTTACATTAAATGCTTTACCTACCTGCGTTTCTACCTTCTGTAGTTCTTGTTTAAACTGATTACTATCCGCACCTATCCTAACCTCTAAATCCGCTATGGTTGTTCCCATCATTCCACCTCCTTTCTTTATAAATTAAATGTACGTAATAACTCCTCTTTTTCGCTTTCCTTATCCTTTGCCATATCTTGATGCAATGGATTGAAGATATCATCTACTGTAATTTTGCTTTCTCTACCTAAGTTTGGAGCAAGCATCCAGTATGTGAAATATGCTTGCTTATAGTCCTCTTCTTTTTTACGAGCATAATGGCCATCAAGTAACAAATAGAACTCTTTCATAGTTAGATTTTCAAGAGCATCAGGCAATAGATGTAATGGTCCATATGCAATTGGTTCTACAGTTCTAATCCATTCTTCAATGGAGGCTACTTCTTTTTCTGTTCCTCCACCTGTGCTTCCACTTCTTCTGTTAGCTTTGGGATAAAAAAACCAGTATTATATAACGCCATCATTAGGAACCCTGCCAATGTATCCAACGTACCTTCACCTTCACAATATTTATCAATAAGATCATATGCTTTATCTTCCGACAAGCCGCCAACTACCGCATATTGCAAGTTTGCCATAATGAAATCAATGCCTACTCGTGCCTGTGCATTGCCATCAAATCTTGTTAGGATTGAAATCAAAGAGCATCCTAATGTTCGTTCAATCTGACGCATAATACCAAGTGTATACAATAATTCATATTTTTCCCCATTGACGGTCAATGTAGTTTGTTCTTTCATTTTTATCTCCTTATATAAAATAGGGCGGGATAAAACCCGCCCTTTGTTTTACAAAATTATGCTGTTACATTTACTGTGATAGGAATTGTCTTTGCTGCAAATTTTGCTTCAAGTACATGGTTACCTACTGTCATATTTTTGAGGTATTCCTTTTTCAAAGTTAATGTACCTTCTGCAAATTCGTAGTCCTTTCCGAATACCAATACAGTACCCGTATCATCGGTTACAGTACGAATTGTAATATCTGTAGGTGTTACTGCTACAGTTTTATCTGCTGCAGATGCTTTAGAGAATGCAGCTGTAGGAGATGTAATTTTAACTTCACCAATCGCAATCAAATCGCTAATTGCGCCATACCCTGTTAAGGATACCTTTAATGTTTGAATTACATCAGAAGCGTTATTATCTTCAAAAGATGTTGTATTCGCCCAACCTTGTTTGTAAGAACCGTCCGGATATTCTACACGTACATACACGGCTTTACCTTCACGGAATGAATAGCGCAAGATATCCACTGCATTGTCATTTAACACGTATAGACCATCATATTCGATGCTCCAGGACTTCATACCAGGGATGCCTTTTTTCCAACCGCCACTAGATTTATCAGAACCATCCAAGGAGTCTGCCTGTTCTTTAAGTGGTGAGTTCTTTTGACCACCAACCAATAACCATGTTAATGGTGTTTGTTTAGATGCAATATACAATAACGTATCTTTACCAGCTACCGCCTTTGTATCACTAGGTGCCACCGGTAGTGCTGTAATTTGCTCTTGTGTTAATGCCATATTAATTACCTCCTAATCAATTTCTTCAATTGTGTACTCAATCATCATGATCCCGTGATAAGCACTAGTCTTATCTTCGTATCTTTCCCCTATTGCCTGATATAAAGATATATGAGCATCACCGACCTGTTTAAACCCTTCAAGTGGTAATTGGTAATGTCTAACTAATGTAGCTACATCATTTAGAATTTCATTAACCTCTTTCTTACCAGGTTGATTGCTCCATATATCTATTTGCTGGCTAATTCTATGTACTGCATGTGTTTTATTATCTTCCACAGGTACACCATGAAACTCACCCAACCAAATATACGGCATTTCTTCATCCCCTGCAGGGATACGATCATATACAGGAGCCGTCTGTCCTTCTGTCAACAATTTATAAAATGCTTTTTGTACAGCATTAAATGGAATAGTTTTTATCTTCATTTCTTTATTGCTACCTTAATTGCACCTTCAATCGTTGGACGGACCTTATCCATAGCCGGTTTCATAAATGGCTTTGCAGATATTGCAGGAATTGTAGCATTAGTCATATACCAGCCGGCTGCTCCTGGTGCTAATGCTTTTTTCTTTTTAGGTATTACTACATGCCCCTTTGTACCAAATTCAATTAAATGTGCTACCGGTGAATTTGTGAATACCCGTCCATAGATACCTTGACTATGTGTTTTAATTTCTTCCCTTATTGTCCCTTTAAATTTACCAGTTCTATAAGGTGCCAATTGAATTGCTACAGTTAATACCTCATGCGTTTTATTCCTAGTTACTTCTTTAATTCGTTCTTGTGTTTCAGAATTATAATTGTGAATATCTCGCATGGCTTTATAAGTAGCATTAGATATATCAGCTTTTACAAATGCCATAATTACCTACCGTTTCTTGATTGCCTGACATGTCAATATATAAGAATCCGTATTATACTCTATGTCTAATATTTCATAATTTGTATTACGGTACCTAATAATACAATCAGTATCAATTGCTTTTAACGGTCGTATCTGTATACCTTGTGTAATTGCTGTAGTAGGGCCTTTCCCACTATCACCATCCCAAAATCTTGGTTTTAAAATAGCGGCCCATATCGTAGCAATTCTACGTGGTTTTTCTTTTTTAAACCCACCTTGTCCATCCGGCTCTATGGTCTGCCGTAATATTTCTATACGATTCTTCATAGATCCAATCCGTAACATAATTATTTACCTTTTCCGGACTCGGAACCTTTACCCCCATCTTCGTCTGGTGGGTTTTCATCACCATCATTATCCTCATTTGGTGGATTTGGATTTCCTTCTGGTGGATTTTTTTCACCACCAGTTTTAGCATTCGGTGGAGTAATTTCCGCATCATCAATAACTTCAATTAGACCTGTTTCTACATATGGTTGCGCTTTTTCATTTTCTACTTCTACTACGTCATCAATTTGAAGCCATTGGCTATCAATGATTGTTGGATGTAATACTCTTACTTTCATTTGTTACCCCTCTTTCTTATGTTCAATCTGCAGTAATAATGAAGTAATAGTAAACGGTAGTTCACCACCACCGCCTACTACATTTCGGTTATCATACCAATGCCCACATAACATCTTAACGACTAAAAGCATTTGACTATTATGTTCATCAAATGCTTTCCCTGTGCCGTTCTCTATATATGTTTTTGCTGCTTCAATATAATTTTCAATTACTGTATTTTCATCATTACTGTCTACCCGTAAATATTCTTTTACATCATCCAGTAACTTTTGCATAATAATTACCTTATGCCAATTTCAATTGACCAAATACAGCTGCTTCATTATCTACAATTTTTGTATCAAAACGAAGTGTACCACGGATATTGTAACCATCTGTTACAAACGCATTGCCACCAATATTTGTACCTAACAAAGTAATCGCTTCACGGTCAAACAATGTAATTGCTTCTGTTAAATCCCCAATAATTACCGGTGCATTTTTGCCGCTACCGCTAGTATCTGTAGGTAATACCTTATTACTTACCACTTTAACCACTTTACCACTTAACATCTTTTCAGTTGGATTTAATGGGTTCGGTTGCAATAAATAATGACCTTGTGTATCTTTCAATTTATCAAGGTAATTATACCCATCTTGATTAGTTAAAAGGATAGAAGTCAATGCAATTGCTGGATCTAAATCAACATTTAAAATATCTTTTAATCCATCAATACCTGTAATTGGTTTTTTCGTAAGCGTATTAATTAATTTAGCGATTTCTGTATTACGTGTAATCGTATCCTTTTTAGCCAACCAACGATACAAATAATTCAATAAGTTTTGGTCTGTATCTGCTAATAGTTCACTAGAAATTGGCAAAATACCTGCATATTTTTGAACTTTGTATTCAACGCGATTGAATTCTGGAGTTTCCAAATTTGCAATGTTTGCTAGTTCAGCTACATTTGGGAATGCTGTCATGGTGGAAAGCTTTTCATAAGTTCGCTCACCACTCATAGTGGAAACCTTTTCAATTCGTACTAATTCATCCAATGGATTTAATGTTCGTTTCAATTCATTAATTTCCGTTTGTACATCTTTAGGAACAATAAACCCACCATCTTTACCGGTTCCTTCATTCAATGTGCTAGCACGCACCAATACTTCATTTTCTTCTTTAGACAATTGATTGCCACGCAAAGCACGAGCCATGATTTGATTTACATCAATATCATTATCATGATTTTGATGTTGACGTGCTTCTGGTGGTACAGTATCTACACTGTTTTCACCCAGTGTAGTTTCTATTTGTAATTCACGTTTTAAGCGGCGCAATTCTTCTGTTGCTTGCTCCGCATCATCCAGTCTACCTTCATTCATTAGGCCACGGATTTCTTCATTTTTTGCTGCCATCTTTTGGCGTAATTCACGTTCTTTTTCGTTCATGGTTTATCCCTCCAATAATTCTAATTCAATTGCTAATTTGCGTTTTCGAACTTCATCTAGTTCATTTTGTTGAGTCCTTTTGAACTCTTCCAAATCACGTTTTGCCGTATCTGCTTCTGTATCTGGATATGCCGGTGTCGTAACAATCGAAACATCCCATAAGCGTTTGATCGCCGTAATTGTTCGAATGTATACCTTATCATCTTCATCCCATATCCATTCAGAACCACTTGGCGCTAATGAAAATGCAAATGAGCATTGACCTACAACACCCGCATCAAGATTTGTAATTAAATCTTTTGCATATGTTGTTTCCGTTGGTGTTAATCTAAAATACAAACCAGTGTCATCAACTTTAAGCTCCAATGACCCCGCCCCTGATGGCACAGTATTACGTGCCAATGGATAACTTTCATCATGGTTATACAAAGCAACGACATTATTCATGTCTGTATTATCCAAACAGTTTTTAGATAACATTTCCACAAAGCCACCCATATTTTCTGACCGAGTTCCAAACTTCAATGCATAACCTTCGATATATGGTAACTCACCGTTATCATTCTCCACCTTCCGGATTTCTATCTTGGTCTGAAGTGTTCTCCGTTCCTTGTCCATTCCCCTCACCTCCTTTCACTGTTAAGTCTTCACCAGCTTTAATTTTTGCCAGTTGTAATTTCTCCAAATTATCGGTAGTCGTATAATTTAGAGATATAAAATGCTTATCACCCATGCCATCATTCATAGGCTTTTGCTCTTCCATGGCTCGCACTTCATTTAGTGTGTATACACCAGTCTGAATCATCTTTGTGTAGTATTCAGCCCTAGACTTACTATCTCCTCGAAGTTCCGCATCAGCATTAAACTTTACATAATATTGTTGCCGTTCTATTTTGGTAAATAGTTTGTAATTTAGTTCTTGTTCCCATTGCATAAAAATAGGAAGCAGTGTTGACTTGATATATTCAAGCCCCATTGCTTCCGCATTTGCATAGGTTGCTCTATCTAGTTGTGCTAATTTATGAGGAGGTACCCGGTAAACTTTAGCCACTTCATTAATCCCAAATTTTTGCGTCTCAATAAATTGTGCTTGATCAAGCTGCATACCTATGGTCTGAAATTTTAAACCCATATCCAATACAACTGTTTTACCAGCATTATCTGGACTCGCATATCGGCTTGCAAAATCTTTCCTCAACTTATCCTTTGCTTCTTGATTTATTTTCGAATCTGTCTGCAATACACCGGATACTAATGTTCCATTCTTGTAGAAATTGCTGATAAATTCTTTCGTTGAATTCTGCCCTCGTAATTCATCAACCAATGTTCTCCATGGTGCTTTACCTACAATGCCATCTCTAGCCATTGTTTTAAAATGCAGTACATCAGATGGTTGTAATGTAATTGTTTCACCTTGTAATGTTTGTGTTTGATATGTTAATCGCCCAGTTTTTACATCCAAATATGGAACAGTAGATGATGGTTCTAATGGCCATATTGCTTTGGGAAATCCATCATTTCCCCAGTCAATAAATGCAAAGGCATTTCCATACAATCCCACATGCATTTGTAATGTTTGTTTCAATGTAAATGCACTCATTAAATGGTTAGGCCTTGTATATAACAATTCTGCTACAGGATGCTTCATCCCTTTTGTTCTATCTCCATCTCCATAATATGTATGGATTGGGAGTTTTGCTAAATCATCTGCCAAGATGCTGACACAGGCAAATACATTTGAGTTTTTTATAACATCACTTACCCGCATAAATTTATTTGTTGATGTTCCTAAGAAATCTATAATTGAATCCGCATCAACATGATTAGGTTGCATGTAGCCATCCCTTTTTTCAATGAACTTTCTTAGTATCAATTGTTATGTCTCCTTTCCTATTCTCCATAGGGTCTATCCCTCGTTCCTTTTCTTTCAACATGGTATGCCGTTCCAATGATATATCCAAGTACACAGGCGGCCAACGCAACACTATATATTCCTACTATCGTATGGATCATAAATCCTCCGATGCAAAAAAAGATGGCCCCTATTGTAAATAGCAGGTCATCAATTATACTTCCTATTATTCTTATGTATTTCATTACGACTCCTATAGACTAAACTCATCACTCATTATGTACATACTTAAATCATCATCAGCCGCTACTTTTGCCCTTGTATAAGCATTTATTACGGCTGCTATTGGGTCAATTCGTTCAGTACTTTTGGCTTTATCTAACATAATATTTTCTTGAGCATCAACTTTAGTTACAGCATTACTAATTGCCCAATCTAATAACTCATTAGTTGGGTGCAATATATTGCCTTGATATGTTTCTGCTCTGAATGACTTTGTAGGTTCAGACAATGTAATAATACCTTGTCTGATTTCTACAATTCCCCATCCCTTATTTGATTCTAATTCTTGGGTATAGTGAGTGGCATTATACGGATCATAACAAACATCTTTAATATTTAATCCATATTTATTTAATGTTTCTTCAATCCATTTAGTCATGAATCGATAATCAACAATTTCACCTGGAGTAATTGTTAGCCATCCTCTTTCACTCCATAGTCTATATGGAATTTTATCTGTTCGTTCTTTTGTTTGTACTGTTTCCTCTGGTATAAAACCGTGTGCTAAAGTAATAAATTTCTTACTGTTATTAATATCTACTGGAATTACTATCCCAGCAGCTGTAAGGTCAATTGTTTTTGATACGTCAATACCTACATATGCATCATGCCCATATAGTGATATTCCTAAATCGTTTTCAAAGTCCTCATTTAATCTTCCTCGTGCCTTCCATTTTGCCATATCAATATATGACTGCGCTGATTGTTTAACCCATATATTCATATTCTTAGTCATAAATGACACCATCTTTTCTGGGCTTTCTATCGCTGACATATAATTACTTCTGATATTCTTTAATCCTACTTCATATGTAGCTGCAATTGGATTGGCTTTTATCCAACACTCTTCATCGTTTATGTCATCAATCAGATTTCCTTCTTCATCTCGATCTAATTCATTAACCATACAAAAATAATCCGGTATATCAAACTCGATATCCGGATTTAGGATTTTACTTACTAATGGATATTCAATTCTATAGCAAGGCCCCCCTAAATTATTACCTGCTGTTGTAATAATAAATAATAAAGGTTGTCGCCGTGCAATCATACCTGTCTTAATGACTTCTAATATTTCATCTGTTGGATGCGCATGATATTCATCAATCAGTCCACATTGTGGATTTAAACCATCACCAGTTTTCCCATCATCCTTAGATAAAGCACGCATTATTGAATTACTTTTTATATGTACAATCGTACTATATGCTTCTTTCCACTTGCCTTTAAATAAAGCACTTGATTTTTTAAGCATTGCTATTACTTCATTGTAAATGATTTTCGCTTGGAGTGTTTTAGTCGCACCAATATAGACTTCTGAATTATCTTCACCAAGTGCCATTAATTCATAATCACCAACTAGACCTAATGATTGAGATTTTGCATTTTTTCTTCCCACTTGCCAATATGCTTTTGTAAATCTTCTATACCCAGTATCTTTATGAATCCATCCATAAATGTTACCAAATATAAAGCGCTGTATTGGCGTAAAAATAATGGGCGTATTTACTAGCACGCCTTTAGTATGCTTATGTAAACTTGCCCATTTATAAAATCTCTCTGCTTTTGCATCATCAAAGATATAAGGGAATTCATCCGTTCCTTCACGGCTTATATCTCTCAGAAATCTTTCACATGCCCATCTATGTTTCTGGCAACAATGCTTGGTGTCATTAATACAGTCTTTAGCATATTGTATTAACTCTTCCTTTATTGTCATATATCACCAAATCCATTCTGATCTAATTCTGTTTTTTCTTCCTCTGGTGGTTTCTTAGGTACATTTTTAATTTTAGCCAATGGATTCAAGAATAACCTATCTTCCATTTTAACCAATGCATCCATCTTTGCATTGATTGCTTTATCAAGTGCAATGAGTCCACCTATTGATAAGATAAATTCGTACTTCTCTATCATCTTCTCAATTCGTTTTTCAGGAACTCCTTCATCTTTCAACTCTTTTTCAATATAATAATGTTCTTCAATATTAATTGATAATTGGTTGATTATCGCTCTTCGTTCAATTAAATCCAGATATTCACTATAGGCCATACAGTAGCGGCCTAGCATCCCAATATCTCCGGATGCTACAAAATTAAAATCTTTATAAAGACGTATTAATTCTTTCCATTTTGCATATGCATTTTTGTTATTTTTTATATGTTTTGGACATACTAATTTATCATTTCCAAAACGTATTTCTGTATTTTTTCTATGTTCAATTTCGGCTTTTGTTAAATGTCGTTTATTTCCATCAGCCATTATTAAATCTATAGGTTTCGCATTTCGGCCCACTACTTTTTCACCTCTTTTCATTGCCTATAAAATTTTCGTTTCTCAGAAATAGTTTATTTCACGAACTTTTTACGAAGAAAGGAGCCACACGGTCTGGGTTTTCAAGGTTCAAACATTTTTAAATAGGGGGGTATTCTCACTATTTATCATTATCGTTTAACCATATTACCAAAACCGCCATTCTCTCTTGCTGTTTTCTTATCATGACAGCGTTTATTCATGGCTTGCCAATTGTTTCTATCCCAAAACAACTTCATATCTCCTCTATGAGGAATGATATGATCCACTACATTTGCTGCCAATGGATTGCCTGATGCCTTGCATTCAGCACATTCACATGTTGGATGTTCCGCAAGAAACACTTTCCTAGCTTTATCCCATTTAGAGGTATATCCTCTAGCATGTGCAGATAGTCTTGTATTATCTTGTTTAACTTTATGCTTTTCACAATATCTATCTGTTGTTAATTCATGACATCCAGGATACCTACATTCATGCCTTGCTCTTTTCATTTGCATCTCCACATAAAAAGCACCCACTAATTATTGTGGGTGCCTTTATTTCTTCTTCAGTCCATATTTATTTACACTATCATTATAGCTTTATCTTTACGACACGTCCACGACACTTTTACGACAATTTACTTTTTATCCCTGTTAATCCCCATAACAGAATAGACATCTCTTCTAACCCTTTTTTGATATAGCGTTGTACTGTTCGCTCATCTACATTAGGATTTAGTGAGTTACCAATATCTTTCAATTGTTCACCATTAATATAATACCGTCTAACACAATCACAATAATTCACTCTACGACATTTGCAACGCTCATCATAGATATCAATCATGTTATCTATATGCCGCATCATTAGTTCTGTTTGTTCCTTGCTTCTTATAATTGACTTAACCATCACTTTACTGTCATCGTCAAACATTTCTCCTAATAATTTATCAAGCCATAAATCTTTAGCTTGTGAGGAATCTGATATACTATTCTCTACATAAGTCTTTAACTTATTGTAGTGTTTGAATAACTTCATTGTATTGTGTCTAAGAGTATCTATTGTTTCCTTTTCATTCCTACTTATTTCTTTTCTATATTCTTCTATTGCTGTTTTAGCCGCAATAGTCGTTATTTGTCTTATTAATTCCTGCTCAGTCAATGGCTACCTCCCGCATCAAGCACTTTGTACTATTTCCCTTGTAAGATTTTCAATGCTGATTCTGTCCAATCATATATATATTCATCTGCATATATAAAGTATTCATCCCCACCATCAATCTTTTTGTTCTTTCCTTCTACATATATAAAGATGCTTGGTGTTCCCCATGTGCTAGTTACATATGCTTCATTATGGATTACTTCACCATGATCATATATAGCCCCACATGTATTATTCCAATCTTCATTAATACCAGCGTATACTATTATATTTGTTCCATGTTCTATAATATGTTTTGCCACTTTATCCCAATTTAGATTTCTTATTTTTTCCCCTCTTAATTGGGCCTCTATATTATTATTATTGATGCATTCCATTGTATCCATAATTTTTCACCTATAATAAGCCTTCTATTTTTATCTTCATATTAATGCTTACACCACAATAAGTTTTCCATTGCTATCAACCGGATACGATTTTGTTTCTAAAACTACATAACCTGTATTTTCATAGCCGTGTTTCTTTTCCCATTTGCGAAAGACCGTTGTTAATTCCTTGCTTAATTCATCGATATGTTCTTTCTTCACATCCGATAAATATTCATCCGACCACTCGATAATCTCATCGTCAATACAGTTATAAACGATGTCATCTATTATTTGGTTACCATCAATTTCAGGATTAAAGAAATTTGGATGTCCTACCTTTATAGGCCGTTCTCCAGGTTTATCTGGATTGCATTCAAAGTAATCATCAATTGCTCCTTGCAATGTATCTTGCGGTTCTCCCACATATCCATAGTTATCGCTCCAACACCATTTATTCTTATCTTCGCTTAGCATCAATTTCACATCCAATCAATAGCTCTACACGTTCTTTGAAATTGAGTTTTGGTTCATCTAGATTATGCACAACGCCTTCAATTTCAGCCCCACCAAACATTTCATCATATATTACAACTTCAATGTCTTTATTTTCTACTCTGCTCAAGGCTTTTTCTAATTCTTTAACAGTCAACATTCTATCACCCCTTTTATCGATTAACCCACTTCATACAACCAATCCTCAAATAGTTAATAACTTCACTTTCACTTAACGCCTTTACATCTTTGCGCTTTTTTGCCTTTTTAATGTATCTAGCATTTTCTCTTTTATTATTAGATATATTGACCACTATTAATCCCGCATCACCTAATAAGCTTTCTATTTCATCCTTATGGTCTTCATACAGGTCTTGTGGTACTGCATAATACAAATAGCTTACATGTAAATGATCATGGTATCTTTTCTTCTTAAAATCTGCTCTGAAATCTTGAATGCTTACCTTGATTTCTATTTCAGTAACAACTCTTGCTTTAAGATTGAAGTAGATTAAATCTGCTTCATATTCCCCTTTCCCATCTCCATGCATTGTTATATTAGGAATAGTTATATTCTTTAAGAATAAATGCCTTCCTAACTTCTTTTGCATTTCCTCTTCCGTCATATCTTACATCCTTATATCAGCTTATTTAGCTCTTTTTTGTTTTGCGTTTGCCCTATATCTTACTCTATTAGTTTGCAATCGTTCTATACGCATTTTCTCTTCACAATCATAATCACTGCATATTACTCTGTTTGTTTTATTTGTATAGAATTTCTTACCACAACATATACAGTACCGTTCGTACTTATATTTCTTTGCTTCTTCCGCATCACGCTTCGCTTGTATTTCTGCCCTTACCTCTGCTGCTGTTCTCTTCTTTGGTATTGGCTTACCTGCTATACAATCAGGACAATGCTTTTCTGAACCTACTGGTGTAAATAATCTATCACACCTATGGCATTTCATTTGCATAACTTTTATCCTCCTTATAGTCCCCTGTGATTGGATTTAATCTAAACATTACTTCACCTACATAATGCACACCCATTATTGAATACTCTATGCCAGGTTACTTGATTTACTACACCCATTTCTCTACATCTATTACTGATACAATTAACTAGCTTTAGTTGCTCTTCAAATGTAAATAGATTTGGGCGCTTCTCCTTATACCGATATGTATTTAATGCAATGCCTATATAACTTGCACATGTACTTTGACTTAACTGACAATATCTACGCCATTCTTTAATATTTTGACTTGCTTCATCAATTGATACTTTCCATCTGTAAAATGACATTGCATATTCCTTTTATTTGCAAAATTCCATTAAACTTGTTTGTGTTTTTACATCGCTTAACATTTCTGATTTCGCTTTACTATAGAAGTCTTTTGATATTTCAAACCCATATGCACTACGTCCTAACTCCATAGCTGCTCTTAATGTTGCTCCACTACCTGCCACAGGATCTATTACTACATCGCCTTCATCAGTAAAGATTTCTATCAATCTCTTTAATACTGATACAGGTTTTTGTGTTGGATGGATTTTAGGAATAATGTTTTTGTTATCCCTACGCCATTCAAACCAGTTAAATATCATCTTGTGATTATTATTAAATTTCGGTAATTTCTCCCTGTATAAAATCAATGCATATTCTGTAGCACCAACGACACGCATATTAGCTTTTAATGCTTGTGCTGAATAATTCTTGATAAAAGAGATTGGTATATAATTCTTGAACCCATATTTCTTGGCATATTCAATTACCATCGCTTGTTGTTCATAGCTACAGAACACAATCATACATGGAGCTTTGCCCCTCTCTTTTGGTTCTTTCTTTAATAAGCGATTACAAAAATGAAAGTATTCTGCAATATTGAAATTATGATCAGTATTAAAGAATGCTTTTCCTGCTTTCTTACTTTCGCCGTTTTTATTATCTCCGCCTATGTACCACATGGGATTGCTGGCATATGCTGCCCCCCCCAAATTATATGGAATATCGGCTATTACAAGCTGCGCCTTAGGTATTCCATACCTTTTATAGTTCTGAAAATTATCATTAAATAATTCTACTTTCATTAAGCTTCCTTTCACATTTTCTTATCATGTCAAAGATTAATTCATTGGGTATATTGGACCTCTCATTATAGCGACCATTCCCATTGGATTTAATATCTTTAAATGCTAACTTTGTAGCAGTTTTATTATTCCGTAAGCCAAGATTTATATTACTTGCAAAAATTGTTGGCTTTTGAATGATATAACCATAATCACTGTAATAAGTTCTATTCTTATGTGGTAATTTAAATCCTATTACATCCTCTAAATATTCCCATATTCTAGATTGCATAGGGTTCTCTATGATAAATATCTTTGGTTTATATCTCTCTATGATCTGCACCATATTATATGTACACATTTCACCATTTATTCTGGTAAGAAATGATTTCCCATATTTATATTGATACCTTTCATAATCCCTATGCTCTCTTATAGTAAATTTGCTTGATGCTTGAATATCTCCAAATAATGATGTTGTTGTATTAAATTCTTTCTTCCAGCATGCATTTCCATTTTTCATGGCGCTTGCAATACTCCAACTCTCACATGGTGGAGAGGCTAGAATTACATCTGGCCTATCCAACATGTCTAACTTTTCAAACAAAGCTTTATCATCAAACAAGGTATTGATAGCTAAATCTTGATTTATAAAATCACTATTTTTATTTTCTCTATCTATACCTATGCTTGTAATATGGTGTTGCCCCCCCCATTGAGAATTGTATTCATATACAGCTTTCTTATAGCAACTATTGCCACTATCGAATATCCCCCATATATTCATATTCTATTTAATGCCTTCCATTCATCTAGTTTGAATATAGCCTTACCATGCTTTTGAGCATATTCATATTCACCTTTACATCCTCGACTCTGTTCCCATCCATCGCACAATACTAGGATGTCACAATGCCCTAATAGGCCTAGGCAAATATCTAGCCCCTTTTGGTATTCATCACCTGTTAAATAAACAAATCCATAGTTATGGATAGGCGATACATAATCATTGGCTGTATCTGCAAATATTAATTCATTCATGATTACATCTATCTTTTCTCTATTGCTTTTCTTCCCACCATAAGGATGGGCTACATAGATAAGCTTCTTACTCATTAATTTAATCCCTTCGCTGCTCTATTAAATGGACTGTTTTCATATGGTGCGATATCATCCGCATCATCCATGTCTAAATCATCATCTTCACCAATGATCTCCGCATCACTTGTGTTTGCATTGCCATTGGCTTTTTGTTCTTCATCAAATAGGTTGGCTTGCGCACGTTTCCCTTCAATGTATGCTTCAATTTCACCTAGAACTAGATTAATGTCTTCTGCTAAATCCTTATCAACATCTAGCCATTTTGTGCTAAATACACATACTTCGCTTTCTTTATTTCGTAGATATCCCTTTACTTTAATGCCAGATACTTCATCTGGGAAGAAATCTTTACCACCATATCTAAATTCAATTCCAGATACAGCTACCATGTTTTGAGCGAATTTAAATGCTCCAAACTTGGATAGTAATAATGCTTTCATTGTGACATGTGCTTCCTTAAATTCTGGTCTTGGCTTTTCATACGATTTCAAAGAATGCTGCTCATCCATTCCTTGTACGTATTTCGTATAAGTAATATCAAATTTACCACTTTCCATTTTAAATTTTGTTATTGTATACCTCATTTTCTTTTCTCCTTTACTTTCCTTGTATCTATATATCCTTTACAATTTATGCATTTCTTAGCCATGATATAGGGTATTTTTACTCTAATTCCCCTTTTATCAGGTACTGGCAGCATTAATTTATTAGGACATTTACAAGTAGTTCTTACAAATAATCCTTGATTACCTGTAAACTTTACTGCATGCTTACATGTTTTAGCCTTTAAAAACATATCCTTTGGTCTTGCCATTACCGCATCAACCTTTCCGCCTTTTCTATGGCTTTATTTCGTTTCTTTTCTATTGGCAATGTCTCTGCATTGCCCTTATCAAAAGGGTATTTGTTCATCATTATTGAAGTTATCAAAGTTCGATGGTTCATTATGTCCACCATTTAATGTTGCTCCCACAAAACCTGCAACTACTTCTGTTATGTATCGCTTTTCGCCATTCTGAGTTTCATAGGATCGTGTTTGAATTCGTCCTTGTACTAAACATTTATTTCCCTTTCGTAAAGTCCCTATTTCTTCTGCTAAGGTTCCCCACGCTACACAGTTTACAAAGGCAGTCTGTTCCTTTGCTTCCTTCGTATTGGCATCAATATAGGTATTACTTGCAGCTACTGTAAATGTTGCCACCGCTCTACCAGTCTTTGTATATCTTACTTCTGGGTCTCTCGCTAGATTACCCATTAAATTAACATTGTTCATGCTTATTCTCCTTTATACTATTTGTATAGATACCATCTACTTCTTCTAATTCAGTAACTGATATTTCCCCATTTAGCCATGCAGCACATATAGCTACATCCATAAATGAATTTGTATATATTCCATCATCTGTTGTATGTATCCCTACAGATATTCCGGCTTCTGTGAAATATATATATTTCCCTGTATCATTCCATGCATTCATTGCATATGCATTTATGATTGCTTCTCCTGTTGTTCTAGGAATAAATACTATTCCTCTATATTTGTTTTCCATTAATTATCCGCCCTTTTATTCCATGCCTTTTCACAATCTAAGTACATTGGCCACTCTTCAAAATGAGTAACGGCTCCACATTTATCACATGCCACCATATGATGTTTTAGCCCTACTTTTATCCCTGTCATAATCCTCATATGTTTATTCCCGCAAAACGGACATGGCCTTAGTCGATTTTCTCTTTTCATATTCTCCCCTCCAATCCGGTAATCTGATTAGCCTGTATGTTCTAAATGGGAATCCGTAATTATTAATTCCCTCATACACGCTATCTTTATCAAGGTAATACCCATTCGGAACCTTGATATCTTTTCTCCACTCTGTAGCCTTTAGTATCTTTTTCTTTACTTCTGGCTTTTCAAGATTAGTACTAGATACCCATTTCTTTCTTATCTGCGCATCTTTATGATCAATGTCAGATTTTCGCTCTTTCATAAGGTACTTAGCTAGCCCTATCGCATCTTCGGCTTCACCTCTGTAGTACTCAATTTTTGTATAGCCATGTGGCCATAATTTTTTTAATAATTGAGTAGTTAATTCAATACCTCTTGAAAGTAACGCATGGAAATGTATCCGTCCCTGCTTTTCCATCACATAGATGTATTTACAGGTTTGCTCTGTCTTATTAAATAAATCCCTTACCTTTCTAAAGAATTTTCGTATCATCTCTTTTACATCTAATTCATCTTCCTCATTCTTAAATGTGAGTGTTAGATAATAATCATCTGCTTTGAAATTCATATCTATTAGCAACCTTAGTTGTTTTTCTGCCATTCTTAAATTATTCTTTCTTATGGCTTCCGGCGTTACCTGTTTTCTTTCACTCCGCACTTTCTTACCCGGTTTGCCATAGTATGAATTTCCTGTAACATGATCAGATATTTCCATCATGTTTTTAGATTTAATTGTTGTTCTTCTTCTCATTTAGTTATCACCTTATGTTGAGTTGTTAATGTATCTATCTAGTCTCACAAAATAGCTATCAAACCGCTATTTTACTAGACTTTTCCCATTATGCGTGATATACTAAATATGTAAGGTTTTAGTTATCACATAACTTTAATGGCCGTGTTTCCCGACACGGTCATTTTTCTTTGTCAAAATTACAATGCCAATCACCTTGAGACTTTGTTAGGTATTGGCAATTACTGCAGCAATCCATGCATATCAACTGTTTATGTCTATGACATACTACAGCATGCTTGATTGCTTTTTTACATTCCGGGCATGTATTATTTAGTGCTTTCTCATACCATTTAGTACTCATATCCATGCCTTTCTTTTAATATTGTTTGTAAAACTTTTCTGTATTCTCTTGGATGTGATCCAGCATGAATTTTAATTCTATGGCAATGCCAACACAGGCAGCATAGATTTTCTATATTATTTCTTCCGCCGGCTGACCGGTATCGGATATGATGGACTTCTTCATAAGGGGACCCGCATAGGATGCACTTCCCATGGTCCCGCTCTACGACTTTCGGCCGCATTTTTTCCATTTCTCCATCATTTCTTTTTTGCCTTCTACTTTTCTTGCTTAACGGCTTTTTTGAAATCAATCTTGCCTTTGCCCTTAATGGCGTTCTTTTAAACATTTTTATCCCAATCTCTGGCAATCTGCGCTTCTACCAGTCTGCAATCTAGTTTGTATATATTAATAGCTTCTGTTGCACTGGCATAGAGTGTTTTAGCCACATCACGTTCATACCGTAATTGGCTTATAATCTCATCTCCATTTACCAGTTCCATGATCAGAGATACTTTTTCTCCGTTATGTTTTGCCAGTAATATGGCCTTTCGTTTCTCTACCCGGTATTTTCGTTCTGCGGCCGCCAACTCTATGCCACGCTCTTTGGCAATCGTAAGGGCCTTATTTAAATCATCCCTTCGTTTATTTAGATATGGTAGTAACTCCCAACTGTCTAATTGCTGCATGTTGCTTCCTTTTTACTTCCTTAATTTTCTTGTTATATAACCATAATCGTTTAGCTTTTTGTAGCAAATAAATCCCAATAGAATATGCTGCTATATTAACTACATTAAAAAGAACATCGCCCCATGACTGTGCAAATTCAATTCCACCATATAAACCAAATACAATGACTCCAAATAACCACTGTATCGCTGTAATGAACTTATCCATTTTTACTTCTCCTAAGCCTTTAACCATTTCATGTGTTGTGAACGCATCCACATTTCAAATTTATCTACATGGACCAATGTTTGTTGTGGTCCAAGTTGCATACAGATTTCATTGAACTTACCTTCCTTACGGATCATGTCAATTCTTCTATAAATGTACATTTTGCTACGTCCCCATATTTTAGCTAATGTACTAATGGGAACATATTTGGGTTTAATAGTATCCATAGTTATCCCCTTATTGTTAATATGTTATGTTCTATCAAATGTTTTTTATGGTGAATTGGTTCTACTTTGATTGCCATATATCCACCATCATTATGTAAGTAACGTTTATAATATATTGGTTGTTGCTTAATCTTTTTCTTTCGACCCATTTTCTGATATCCTTCTTTAGCATTTTTCATTCATATTTCTACATAAACCCTTAATAATAATCCCAGTAATATTTTCCATTGGATCAATGTCTTCATTATTGACATTAATTCTTTTGCCTTGGATTCTTACACCAGCTTTATCTACTTCAATCTTTGACATTACTTCTGGTCTATTAGCTATGCCTTGTTGTGCATGTTCTAATTCAATGTATGCATAAATTAATTCTGGAATATCTTTGCTAGATCTAATCCCAGTTGTTGTATCTAAGCGCTTTAAAATATAATTTTTTAATGTATTTTGAATTTCTTTCATAAACTTTATTTCCTTTCTATTTACAAACCTATATTAATTGCTGTTTTTTCTTTAATCTTTTACATATTATTCATGCCCTCTTTTTAAAATTTTTATGTTCTATTTGTATAATCATCTTAGAAAGGGGGTGACTATATGAATGCACGCATTTATCTAAAAGATGGCACTAATAGATTAATCAATGATTTAACTTCTGTTAAAATGCATTCAGCCGGTAATATAGCCGGTAGAGCGTTCACCACGGATGAATTAGACCGTTTTTACATGCCACGTAACCGTTCATATAGCTTTATTGGAGACAATATCTTAATCGTACATGGCGAAAATATTAACGCTGTAGAATTCTTTAAATAACCTCTCTTCTTTCTCCAAATCATATTTACTAGGTATTACCGCACTAGGAGGTGAGTTAATGAACTTAACTCAAAAAGAAGTTGATGACATTTGTAAAGAAACCCTAAAAAAAATTAATCTTTCTGCCGGATGTAATCTAATAGCAAAATCTATCATTCGTGCCAATGTAAGTACTGCAACAACACAATTAGAGGATGTCATCTTCTACTCCGTTTCACGTTGTTTATATGAAGTATTAAAACAAGTCAAGTAAATGGCATTTCTATCGGCACTTTTAAAAAATTCAATAATTTAAATCACCATGTATACTAATCGTTATACGTGGTGATTTTTTTCTAATAGTTTTAGATCACTCATTTGAATCATCTCCTTTTTGTAACACTCCTTTATATTTTTTAGCTTTCTCTCTGATAGAACGAATAAACTCGTTTTTATTGCCAAAAAAAATATTATTATGTTCAATTCCATATGTAGTTAAAATTTTATTTACCATATCAAACGGCATTTTTGTGTTATCATCTTCCCACTTTGCAATAGTTTGGTAATGTACGCCAAACAGTTCTGCAGCTTCCTTTTGACTATACCCTGCATTAATACGAGCAGCTTCTAAGGTTATTACCATCTCCTCACCTCCTTGACACTAATATAAACGAGTTTATTCGTTTCGTCAACCCCATTTGTAAATTTAACTACGAATTTTATCGTTTTTATTTTTTATTTATATTGATTTTAACGATTTTATTCGTTATAATAAAGATAATTTAGAAAGGAGAACTTATTATGCCAAGGAATCAACTTAGTGATTTTGATAAAAAACTTAGATATCAAATATCAAAGAATTTAAAAAAATACACTTCACATATGACTCAAGGTGAATTATCAAAACTTACTGGTATCCCCGCATCAACACTATCTGGTTATTTTGCAATGCGTTCAACCCCTAATGCAGGGACTATCCAAAAAATTGCAGATGCCTTAAAAATTGAAAAATCTGATCTTGACCCTAGATTTTCAGAATCAAAAATAAACTTTTCCCCACGTGTAGAGAGAGATATTCAAAAACGCATTCAATCTATATTAGATGATTTAAATTCAGAATCCGGTCTAGCCTTTTATAATGGTGGTGAAGAAATGGATGACGAAACTAAAGAATTATTAAGACTTTCACTAGAAACATCTATTCGTACAGCTAAAAAGTTAGCACAAGAAAAGTTCACCCCTAAAAAATATAAAAAAATGGAGTGATAATAATGAATATTAAAGGGATTGTTAGATCGTTAATAAAAAAACACAATACCAATGACCCATTTCACTTATGTGAATGTCTCAATATTGTGCTTAGATTTGAAAATTTGGGATGTTTATTAGGATACTATAATACTAATTATAGAATTCGTACTATTCATATTAATCAAAATATATCCGCATCACTACAACGTTTCGTATGTGCACATGAACTAGGTCATGCGCTCATGCATCGTGATGCCAATGTACCTTTTCTACGTGCGCATACGTTCTATTGCACAGATAAATTAGAGCGACAAGCTAATACGTTTGCAATAGAGCTTTTATTACCTGATGAGTATATCCAAGATCATAAAGATATTACAGTCTTTAATCTTGCTAGATTATCTGGTATTCCTATGGGGTTAGAAGAATTAAAAAACACTGGGAGAATTGATTTTTATGGAAGAAATTAAAATTAATGTAATTGACGAGTCTGATGCCGACAAGGAACTAATTGATTATATGATGTCTTTAGCAGAACTAGCAGCAATCGATGATGACAATCCTAATATAATTGCTGTTAATGACACCCGCTATACTGGTGCATATATCAAAAACGATAGACTTACTTGTATCAAATGCCATAAGCCATTATCTAGGCTTAAAGAAAAACTTCATGTGCACATGGATGGTAATATTGATAAATCGATCTATCAATGCTCTTGTGGACAATATATTATTAAAACATATCCTAGCAAAAATTATAGAACACTTATAGACCATTTGGATAAACGGCTATGATATAATTGCTGAATTCATTAATGGTGATTAATATGAAACTAAAATTATTACCTTTATTATTTTCATTCTTATTGATTAATACATCTGTATTTGCTGCTATATATCCACAACATCTATTAGATAATCCAAATTATCAATTAGTATATGCGCTAATGGATTATGCTGTATATATTGATATGTCATCAGCTTATTTAAAGTACAATAGTTCTGATGATTTTATTATTGCAGTTAACGAAACAGATGCATCTTTTATTTTTGACTCATCTACTGAACTCGAAAACTTAAAATCTATCAAAGGTACAAGTTTAGTTTGGTACTATAAACCTCTTTCACCTATTAAAGTATTTACTACTCATGTAACTATTGATTCTAAACCTGTTATTCTTCCTCCATATATGGGTGAACAATATGCTTATTATTCTTTAAACTCTGGTAATAGTTGGATCCCTTTTGATATTTATAATACATCTGGGCCTATGCGATTACGTAGTAAATCCTTTATTCTTCTTGTAAATAAATTATCATCTAAATAAAAAAATGCCCCTATCTAGCTGCTACTAGATAGAGGCTTGATGCCTTAGAGACACCGCATATTTATATTATACCATACCTCTAAGGCTTATTTATTATATATTTTTTAGTCTAGGAGGTATTTTTTATGTGGTGTGAAACTGTAACTACCAAATCAGGTATCACTAAATATAAATTTCAAGAACGCTATATGGACCCCTATAGCGGTAAAACAAAAAGAGTATCAATTACTTACACTAGTAATAGTAGACAAGCATATAAACTAGCGCAAGCTGAACTACAAAAGAAAATTGACTTGGCCACTAATACAGATATTGCCAAAGATATGACATTAAATGATGTTGTATCTGAATATTTAGAGTCAAAGCGTGCATTTAGAAAATCATCTACTCAATATAGCATGGATAATTTACATAAGCAGGTTATTAAATGGTTCCCTACTGATATATTGTTATCTAAGTTATCCCCTTATATTATCCAAAGTACCTTTGATAAATTCGCTTGTCAATATTCATACAATTATACTAAGCTTGCTCTTAGCCTTATTAGACAATCATTAAAGTATGCTAGGCGCATGGAGTATATCCGTGATATTTCATTCTTAGATAATATTGAATTACAAAAGCCTGTAGCTAATGTAGATCATATTAAAAAGCAGCGCTCTAAATTTCTTACTAAGGATGAATTAAAAGATTTACTTACACAATTAGATGTAATTAATCATCATGTATCGCTCTTATGTGAGTTTCAAGCATTAACTGGTTTAAGGTTTGGCGAAATGGTAGCGTTACGCACTCAAGACTATGATATAGAAAATGCTGAAATTGATGTAAACGCTACTTTATCTAATCGTGGTAGCTTTTCTGACCCTGCCATGCGATTGCCACCAAAGAATGTTCATTCTATCCGTAAAGTAAAATTGGATGCAAGGGCCGTACAAATTATTAATCACTTTATAACCGCTAATCAAGCAAGGCGATTATGGAAATCTAAATTCGCTGACTTAGGATATATCTTTGTTACTGACGGTGGTTTACCATATGATCTTCATTATGTAAATCGTACTATTAAAAAGCTTGGTTTTCACAAACCAGTAAGCACGCATACATTTAGACACACACACATAAGTATATTGGCAGAATCTAATGTACCTTTAAAAGCAATTATGGAAAGGGTAGGACATCATGAACCACGTACTACACTTGCTATTTACACCCATGTAACTGATGAAATGCAGCAAGAAGTTAATACTGCAATTACCAATATGGGGAAAATACTTTCATCTAAATAAAAAATAAACCGCCTAGGCTTATTAGCTTTGGCGGTTTATTCTTACAACACACTTTATTCTTAATTCGATTATAACATAATGACTTATAAATGCAATAGAAATTAATTCTATAGTTAAATAAAAATATGCCACCGCATCATATACAGTGGCATTCATAATCCTCATATAAAAGGGGCAAATATTTATCATTTAAAGGGGCAAAAAAGGGGCAAATTGTTGTTACAATACGTTACAATTTGTTATTGTTCCTTTTCTAAATTGCTAGATAATTACTGCTTTCGTTACAGTTTGTTATAATGCGTTACAATCTGTTAAACAGTAAATAGAAATGGTGCGGTTGGCGGGACTTGAACCCGCACGAGCGTTAGCTCACCACCCCCTCAAGATGGCGTGGCATTTAAAGTTCACACACAAAACTTATAAATACAGCAATTATCTAGCTCGATTACTGGCGTATCAATTTATATTTCACTATATTTTTATATAATATGATGTCAAAATGATGTCATATATACATTTATATTTCTCGGATAGAATAGTGGAGTCCAAAGAATTTGATAAGCTTCAAAACATTAGATCTACAATATCTCCTTGGGGCAGGAATCAGTAACGATTTATCGCTATTAATGTAGACCACCTTTACATTTTCTTTCCAAACAAATTCAGGGAAATACTCAGCTAATCCCAAGACTTCCCAAGCTTCCCTGTCAACAGCAAGTATCCCTTGACCTAATTCCCTTTGCATGGAACATATTACGTTCCATGCTTCAGCATAGTTCGACACTGGCACCGGGTCCCTCATAAAATGTGGATTGCAATTAAGAATTTTCAGCATTTAATCCACCTCCTCTTATGTACCATAATTACACCATATTTTTAACGTGTCTGCAACGGTGACTTATAAACAAAAAAAGCCTTACCAGGACATATTCCCAGTAAGGCCTTTTACATTATTATAGTCAATCCATGAGTCCGCCTGCTCATGCTCAGGAGATGTATGGATCACCTCCCAATCATCGATGAATTGCACCTACTAATCCAAATACACCGCTTACCACGGCCCATGTGTCACGTTGCCGTTTAAGGCGCTGTTCGGTTCGTTTGTTGCGTTTGATTTGTTCTGTCAATTCTTCTAATGAGGTCGAGGCTTCGTTCAATTTCGCTTCTTGCGTTGTCAAGAGATTGGAGGCTTTCGTTAATTCTTGTCCCTGTTTCTCGTTGATTGCTTTGAGCGCGTTCAATTCCTTCGTCCGTTCTTCGTTGATAATCTTCAATTCTGTTAATGCTGTTCCCTGCGTCGCGGTTAAGCTGTTGGCTTGCTGCAATGCTTTCTCGGAGTTGTTGATTGAGCTTTCTGCTTTCATCAAGCGCCCTTCGAGTTCGTTCCAACTGCTCACGGGTACGCTGATAGTTGGCTCTTGTGTCGAGGTACCCTCCGATGAGGCTGCATGCGAAATAGATGAAAATAATGCTAAGCACACCACAAATAACACGCTTAAGAGTAAACGCGGATATAACTTTGTTCTTGATAGTTTCATACATGGTAACTCCTTCCTAAATTGTACTACCCCACTGAGCGCCCCACCATCGAGCGGTGCCACGTAACCAGTCACCACCACTCCATCGTTCGTCGCCCTCATGGCACACCAAGAGGTCCCATCTGTCAACGTTGGAGTCTGGGCCGTACGTATTATTTGGATAGCCCGTCGGATCTAAATAATAGAGGTCCAAGCCGTCCCGATTATCTGCTGCTTCGGCGTGCGTCATCTGATGTTGTAGGTCAAGTGGCACGCCTGCATTAATAGTGAGCACTGCCATAATCTGTGTCATAGTGGTTAGCTGTTCTGTTGTTGGTGGTTCACTGCCTAGATTATTTTCACTGACTGCATCCCAACATGCCTCAATAGCTATGCCTACGGTGTTACTATTCCGCATGTAGGTGTGTTCCTTATAATCTGTTAAGGCTTCCATATCGGTCCACATTGTACCGTCTCGGTCGATATTGATATGGTAGTCCTTGAAGTGTTTACCGCCTTTGACACCTGTCCAATGCAGGTAGGCCTTTTCAATTTGGCCATATGCATTTAGCGCTAGTTTTTTTAATTCGTCCATTGTAATTTGTCGAAACATTTATTTCCCCCTCTCGTCATGGTTAACGTCATCTGCTAACTGTTGTATGCCTTGTCGATTCATTGGTATTGTATTCGATTCCTCAAGCTTATCCGGGATACCATTATTATCCCTATCAACGCTAAGCCATAATAATCCTGTGAGTGATACAATCACACCCGGAGCTCCAAACATATGGTCTATTAAGAATGCCCCCATTGTTATGATCTTATCGTTTGTGCTAGATATTTCTCCTAAATAAAATGAAATAGCATAAGTCATTGTTGCCAATATAATTGGGGTTAGCATTATAAGTATGAGTATTCTTGCGCCCCATACTAAAGTAGGGTGGACTTTCGCCACCCTGATAGATTGATATGATTTTTTTAAAACATTAATGAGCTTTGGCGGTATATTCATGGATTTCCCCCCTTAACTCATCCAAACGCGATTCCATCCCATTAACTCTTGTAGCAAGCTTCACGTGTTCCGTATATGCTTTTACACGTTCTTCACGAGATAACTTAATTTCATTCTTCAAGTCATTTAGGGTTTCTGTTAGAACCCCCATCTTTTCTTGGAATACAAGTGTATCTTGTAAGTGCCGTAAATCACGCTTTTCTAATAAAGGAAGCACCAGTACTTTATACGTAAAGCCCACGACTATACTGACGATAGTTAACGTCGTCAGTATATCGTTGAGTTCGAATTGCCATGTCCACATTCAACTATCTCCTTACTAAATAAAGTATTATACTGGTTTCCACACATTTCTGTATATATCCCATTTCTTAGTTTCATCATGGTTATATACTTCAAAGTCAATTTTGTGCAAAGAAATATCTCTAGGTGGAACAGATTCATCTGCCACTATAATTTTATTAAGCATATATTTAGGGTAATTATTATTACCTAAATCCAAATTACCACCCTTCCACACAAAACTAGGAATGTATAGTACCTTAATATTAGAATATCTAAAAGCATCTTTATCAATCTCAGTAGCCTTTAGTAATTTTACAATGTTGTACTCAGTACCTACAAATGCATCAGCGCCTACTTTGATTACATTAGGGCAAGTCAATTCTCCTTCTAAATCAGATTTTCCGTAGAACTGTTTAGGCAAAATTTCGGTAGCAGTTGCTGCATCAAAAGTAGGTGCAGGGTTCGGACCTGGTTGTGGTTGAGGTTGTTGATTCTTATTTGCTAAATTATTAATAATCCCAACAATCTCACTATCAGAATAGCCTTTACTATATGCACCTTTTACCGCATCAAGGATATATCCATAAGTACTAGCAGGCTCAATGCGGTTGATTTCTTCTGCAAACTTGAATAATTTACCTTCGGATGTTACTCCTTTTGATTGGATAGCATCTCTAATTTGAGTGATATGACCACCAAATTTATTCAATTCACCAATTAAATCATTAATAATTGCTTGTTTTGGTCTTGCCATTGTTAATTACCTCCGTTAATCTTTCTTAATTCGACAATAATTTGTTCGAGTTCATCTTTAACCATGAACTCTGAAGTGTCAGGTGCTGGGCCAGGCTCACCTCTATCACCTGGGTCTCCTTTTTCTCCTGGGTCTCCTTTTTCTCCTGGGTCTCCTTTTTCTCCTTTGAGTTGTTGCTTTTGGCTTTCGGTTAAATCTTCAAAACGTACTTGTAATTTGATAATTTGTTTGTCATCTTTAATACTTATATTGTCTTCAGCGTCTACATAAACATTAACATCACTCATATTATTTACCTCTATTGCTGACGCCTTCAAGAATAGTTAATTGACCTTTGACGAGGCATTTAACAGGTCTATCGCCTGCCCAAATAAATAAATCCCACGCATATCTGCCGTCAAGTAATTCTTTTGTATCCAAAGAAAGGATAATTCTACAGCGTTCACCTGCTGCTAAATTATCCTTTGATACTGTGATATTAAATTTGGCTCGATACCGTTCATCATAAGTAAACTTTCTTACGCATGAAAACAAATCTTCTGGCTCTACTTCGCCATTATATCCAATAGTCAAGGTGATGAACTCGCCCTTAATGGCTGATAGATTATGCTCCACTGGTATCATATTTATCACCACCTATGCTTTTTTTACAGCAATACAAATGTAATTGGCGACTCCTGGAATAAAGGTCTCTTCACCGTAACGTCCCTTTTCGGCAACGCCATTCCAGCTTTTAGATACACCTTGAGTACCTATCAAACGCGTCCCTACATGTACCTTTCTTCCCTCTCTCCAACATTCAAGATTAATCATATTCCGCGGATTACCTTCATCAACATCAAGATAGTATCTTTCTACATTGGATTGATTCACGGACAATAACCATTGGCACTCATCTTCTGTAAATCCTTCAGGAATCGGAAGTGTTTGCCCGTCGCGAGCACTACCATATGTAATGCTAATATCCGGAATTGTTAATAACGGCCTGAATTCTTTAGTTTTATTTTTACCATACCAACCGGGACGATTATAGCAACATAAACTTGTGCTCCTTGTATATTGAGTGTTCCCAATATCAAGATTAGTTTCTCCATTATCTGCACCACCATCATTGATAGTGTGATAACCACCACCCGCTTTACGTTGAATTTTAATAATGGCACTTGTAGCTATGTCTAAATCGCCCGTCATAGTATCGCCAGATTTTTTTACGTAAGAGTCATCTAGCTTTGTATTAATATCATCAGATAACTTATCCGCCGTAACAGATTTATCTGCGAGTTTAGGGGTTGTAACACTTTCATCTTTTAGTTTCCGAGTGGTTACACAAGCGTCAGGGTGATCGAGTTCATTTAATTCTCTATGATCTTTTAATGAATTTTGCAGCCTGCCAAAGAAATCATCAATCTTTTGCCAGTTATTATTTCTAAGATTGACATCGTATTTGTCCGACTCCAAAGGTTTAAGCAAATTCATTATTGGCGTATAATTTGCCATTATGGCAGCACCTCCTGGTTCAATGCAAAATGAGTGAATTCAGCTAGCTCTTTATGAGTAAAACGCGACAAATCAATGTGGCGGTTATAAAGCAAATCTACGTCAAAGATAAGGTTCATTGGAATAATCTCTTTAAGCATATTAGCAACGATGTCACGTTGTTTCTTTACTCCTAATGAAATCTTAAATTTAATACTGTAATTATTAAAATCTTCTATGATTTTATAATTTCCTTCACCACATAATGTATCTAGTAATTCACGTAACTTAATCATAGTGTAAGGACGTTGGCCCAAAAGTGCAGCTAATATAGCAAAACGTCTTGTATCAGCTGAATCGGTAGGCTCAGGTTGAAGTTCAAGAATTTTTTCCCATTGAGACAGTCCATAATCATCAGATGTATAAATGTATTGTTCTTTGAAAATATTAATTAGTAAGTCCCATAGAGTTTGCACCTCAATTGATTCAATTCTATACACTTCTTGAATATCTGCAGCATCTTTGGTTACAGGGACAGCATAGTCTGATAGATTGATTAAACGTTTAAACATTCCAAAATTAACTGTATTATTCATATAGTCACCAACTCCACTGTACCCAATACAGGAATCTGATTATCTTTAAGGTCTAATCGATTAATAGCACGATCATTAATTTTAATCGTGCCCACATCAATCACATTATCAATATCGATTAGTAGCGCTGTAACAATTGAGGTTCGCACCGATATAAAATTACCTTCATCTTGAGTTGCCCATTCCTCACGGCGTTTTAACAACTTATCTGATATTGCTTTTTCAACCTTAGATTGTATTTCGCTAACTGGGTGTCCGGCTTTCATGTTAACTTGAATTTTGTAGTTAATAGTAATAGGTTCCGCGGACACAACAGTAACTGTATGCCCTATAGGAGCTAGACCGTAGCCTTTCCCTTGGTTAGGTCCTGGGTCAAATGCATTTTGAACCTCCTTAACTAACTCATTGTCAGCCTTTGCAAATTCACTATTAACTATTACAAGCTTTACTGTTCCTCCTCCATTCCAACAGCGGTATACTTTAACACCCCCAACACCGGCGATAGCAAGAGCTTTCTTCTTGTAATCTGCGCCATTGCCTCCGTAGGCGTTTGACTTAATCGCATCGAAATAACGCTTACGAAATACTTCAGTATCTTCTTCATCCTCTCCAGGTGTTATTAACTTAGTGATACTTGCTTCCGTAAGGCCGTTAATTCCTGTAATCGGAGTTATAGTTCCTATACTATTATTAACGATTTGTCCTGCAGTTTCAGCTTTTAACTTATACCGATGTTCAACGTCATTAATAAGCTCCTTTACTGTGAAATTATACTCATTAAAATTGAATCGGCTACCAATAGGGACTGCAATATTAAACTTCCCCTCGAACTCTGCAAAAGTTGCAGCCTCAGGAATAATATTGAATTCTGCAGCACGCAATATCAGATACTCGCGATCTGCAGTAGTAGCAAAAGACTGTTTTAAAATCACATCGGCCATAATATATAATTCAGCCATTTCAAAAGCAGCTGGAGCCACGCTATCAAACATAACGGATCCTTCTCGTTTGTCATACCGGTCATTCGCTCGGTCTAGGATTCGTTTTGTAATCCTACTCGATGTCATGTGTTCATACAATGCCTTTCACCCCCTTTTTGATTCCTTGTAATGTCCCATAAATGGTATCGACATCAAACTCAACCATGACATCACCACCATTATTACTAAATTCAAAGTTATGGACCTTTGTGATTCTATCATCGTTTAATAGAGCCTCTTCAATACGTCGTTGTAGTTCAGCGTAAACGTACGGGATAGGCTCTCCGAATAGATCTTGTAACTCAATACCATAGTTCCAACTATATATAAGATATTGATATCGTTCTGTATTAATGATTTTATAAATCGCTTGTTCTATAGCATGCAGCCTGTCAGCATATCCTCGAATTTGCCCATCTGTCCTAAAATCAATAGCATGTGTAAAAGATGGCTCAATATAATTCACAGTATCAGGGATTAGTGTATCACTACTCTGTTTTGGTAAAAGTAAATTCTCTGCCATTATTTAGTTGTACACCCCCTATTCGGATTGTACCAACGGTCTAACGCAATGTAGCGTTGTCCGCCAGTTTCTTTTAACATTATGACTTTGTCGCCTACAACTAGCTGATTATGTACAAGGTATTTCTTACGACCCTTATACTCGTGGTTATGGCTTGCAAATTCTGCATATCCGCCACCACCTGAACGGTTTTCTGTAACATGATCAACGCTCATTTCCATAGTCCATTCAGAGGTATTCTTTGTAAGAATAATATTTTCCTCTGGTATGGTTAACTTAGGGTCGATTTTGATCTCTAATGGAGATGCACTTACGACTTCGCCAACGATTACCTCCATAGGCTCGCCATTTTGGATAACAGTACTCGCAATCTCTTTGATTATGTTTACAATTTTAAAGTATTCTGCATCCATTATGTCGCCCCCATTCTAATAATCTTAGTTGGCGCTTCATCGTTACGCCATGCATAGTTTACATTGCCATACTTCATAGCGTACCCCTTACTCGATGAATTACCAAAGCACCCTCCAGCACCATCAGCAATAACAACATGATCATCGTTTCCATAAATTAACAAATCACCTTTATTAGCGTAGCCGTTGTATTGTTCAGTAACATACCCTTTTGCTTCTAGGTTATTTCTGAGTGTATCAACTCTTGATGTGCCTTTGTTATATTCATCTGCTAGATCTTTGTTATAATACGAGCCGGCAGCACATGCAGTATCTACACAACCATCGCTGCCATATTGACTAACCCTACCATTGTTGGCGTTAAAAGCCGTATCAACTTGGCCGGAAGTTCCGCCTGCAGCAGTTGCACTACCAGACTTGGTTTTCTTGGCTGCTTCAATCTTTTTAACCGCTTCAGCATCTTCATCTTTTACCACTTCATACGTAGCGTCATTGTCAACATATCTTAAATCCAAATCCATCCCATGAAATCCTATTTTAAACGTATGTGTTACTGATGCAACCATCATGTAGTTATTAACTATAATATCCCCAAAGTTACGATTGATATAAACCAAAGAACCACCACGCACTCGCACATCGCCGATAACATTTTTCAATTTAATCTCCCGAGTTTTTTTGTTTTTGTGGGCCATAATTGCCTTAGCTTCAGCTACTGCATTAATGTCCTTCTCTTTAGGAATTATCAAATACTGTAAGCGACCCCACTTAGCAATGTTCTTGTCATCTTTAGCAATGAACGTATTCTCTAACTTACTAGAAGCGCCATTAGGAACTGTACGTATGATTTTTACATAGTTGTAAGTATCTTTATCAATAGAAGTTGTATATTGTACATCTTCCATGCACTCATCATCAATATAAATATCGGTTTTCATACTCTCAAATGACGCTAATCTCAACTCGCCATTATCATCAAACAGATGATAAAAAGCATGATTAGGCGTAAATATGGCTGTTTTGTCCAATAGCTGGCAAATCATTTCTTGTAAAGATTTGTCCTTAAATACGGTTTTAGGCTTGTCAGGTGTTTTCCACACGGTATTATCCATATAGCCGCACTTCAATCCGAAGTCCTCTGCCACCATCTTAATAAACTCAGTCGCAGTCATTGCGCCAATAACATAGCAATCTTTATTTTTCAAATAACGCAATTGATCGTAGCAAGTAACGGAAATCGCATTCTTTCCATCACGCTGTTTTTCAAATACAAAGCCAAAGAATACAGTGCCTCCATTCAGAGTGAACTTTACAGTATCCCCTTCATCAAAATTTAGAGTTGGATCCTTAGGAACTTTGAAAGTCATCTTACTAGGAACACAGTCAACAGCTCTAGTGATTTGGACGTCATCCTGCGGATCAACTAACCATAAGTCGCCAGTATCCTTATTCCTAATGGTTAACTCATAGTGTAGTTGTGCTGGCATAGGTATCGGAGTGATAGTACCGTTGATTTGAGATTGCTCAGCAGTTTTAGTTTCATTTACAGCCATTCACTACCACCTTCTTTTTTAAGCTGGATAACTTGACCTACCCCTAAAATAGCAGGGACTGCAATCTTATTAAGAGCAGCAATTTGGAACAGATTGTCTGTATTCCCTAATTGCTTTTTAACAATTTGCTGAAGTGTTTGCCCTTTAGATGCTTTAGCTTGAGTAGCTACTACTTTGCCATCTACAGGCCGATCCTGTTTAACACTACCTTTTGCAACACCATCCTTATCAGTCTTAATTTCAATTCGTTTAGCCCCCCACGGCTTCCACTGCTTAAGCGAAACATTAGCATATGAATCGAAACCATTGTCAGCATCTTCTTCGATGGTGTAATTTTCAAGTGTACACTTCAAGTTAGTCATTGCTAGCATTTGTCCGTTTGGCTTCATCCGAACTACAATAAATTGAAATACAGTCTTAGTGGTCTTAAGCTTTTCTAACTCATCTATGTAATATTTAGCTTTTTTAGATTTAAATAACATAGATTCGTTAAATGGATAGTCAGAGTTAGGTAAGAGAAATTTGAAAGCCACATCAGTGAGCCCAGCTGGCTTTATAATATTCACTTCACCTTTCCCTAGCAAATCCATTGTTTCATTTTTGCCATTTATTGTTGTAACCAATTCCTTAGGAGGAATCGGTATTTGCATCGTTCCCATATAGAAGTAATACATTTAGATTCCCTCCCGTTGAATTGTAAATGCGTCTTTCAAGCCTTTCGAAATCTGACTTGTAAAGCCGTCTAAATCTGTACCGTTATTTATTTCCACATCGTTATTCATTTGGATGTGAATGATATTAGCATCTTGCCACTTCTTCAACGACTTATCGATAGCACTTTCACGAAGTGCTTTGATTTCATCGTTAGTCATATCAATCGACTTAGCAATCTTACCGGTGTTCTTTGCGGTTTTTCCGGTATTTTTCTTAGTCTTATCGGCCGCATCATGATCCGCTCCTGGAGTAATTTTGCTAGGGTCGAACTCTTGAGGAGTTTTTATGTTAGGCATATTAGGCATCAAATCACCAAGACTAAGGTTAGCCCCAATGTTGTAGCCTTCCCCAAAAGCTCCTGTAACACTAGAATAATCCATCTTGCCCATGACAGTGGTTTCACCGCCAGCAATCTCAAATCGTTCTAGTACGCCAGTAGACCCGCCGACTTTATCGATATTTACACCAGGGATTTTATTGATCGCATCAATGATATCGTTAATCCGAGCTTTTACGAATTGCCAAATACCGTTCCATATGTCGATAAACAAGTTACCGACTGCATGTAACGGGGCTTTAAATACGTTAGCCAAGAAATTAACAAATGCTGCGATGATGTTCCAACCTAATGCAAACACATTGAAAATAGCGGAACCGAAGGCCCAAAAAGCACCAACTACAATTCCTAATACGCTAATATTCGCTTCACAGAAATAGTTAATAGCTTCTACAGCTAAGTAGATTATGACTATAACTGCAACAATCAAGCCGATTACCCAGGTTAACGGACACGCATATAATGCGGCGTTCAATCCTTCTTGAGCTACAATCATCGCTAACAGAGCAGCTGTTTCCGCCCAGTCTGCTACAGCCTTAATTGCCATAGCACCGGCGGCAATAATTGTTCTAACTGCAGCTATTCCTGTTTTAACTGCGTAGTAAGCCATAACACCGCCCAATATTATCATCGCTGTATACATGATAGACGAGTGCTGTCTGACAAAGTTAGACAATGTGTTAAACGCCCATACAGCAGTGTTAATCGTTTCACCGATAACACCGACAATCCAATAGAATACTGGCGCTACAGTTTGAATAGCTCCCGTTACGTTATCCACTAGCTCACGGACCCCCTCGCTATTAGCAAGATCGGATATTCGCTGAAATACAGGTTCAAACGCCCGAATAGCTTTATTCTTAATCGACTGCATATGATCGCCCCATGTTTTAGGGAGTGATTCAAATTGCTTTTCAATCTCAGGTAAGTTATTCATAATAGCATTTTTAATTACTTCAGCAGTAATCTTACCCTCCGATGCTAGCTTTTTAAGTTCGCCACGGGATACGCCCATAGATTTAGCAATAATATTTTCAATCATCGGCGCGTTTTCAGCGATAGACCTGAATTCGTCACCTTGTAATTGGCCGGATGCTAGACCTTGCGTTAACTGAAGCATGGCGTTCTTTTGCGCTTCTTTCGATGCACCGCCAATAGCAAATACCTTTTGGATACCTTCCATGAATTCTACAGCTTTTCTTGGGTCAGGGAACGCATCATGTGCAGATTGAGATACTTGGATTACTGCATCAGCCATTTCCAAATATCCGCCTCTTGCACGCTGTGCGGATTCAAATATCTGCTTGTTTAGATAAATAGCATTCTCCTGGCTACCAGCTACCAATTTAAGGCGAGCTTGCACCTGCGCCCATTCAGTAGCAGTATCTTGAATTGATTCAATAGCACCTTTTATAGCGCCAATCCCATTCATTACCGTACTAGCCAACAGATTGCCAGCAAAGCTGTTCATGATACCGCCCATGCTAGCTTTTAGTGTTTCACTAGCATTCGATACGCCGTTCATCTTATTATGTAGCGTATTCATGGATTGATAGGCTTTAGTTGTTGCGTTTGCGGCTGCGTTCATAGCATTAGGAATATTAGTTGAGAGGCTTATATAGTTAGAAAGTGTAGCCATTCATTACCCCCTTTTTGCCTTATTCATTTCATCTTGCTCATCTTTAGCATGTTGCTGAATAAAGGCAATTACTACAGCCTTTTCATTCATGTCCATATCCGCAAAAACAGAAGGTCGCATATGGTATTTAACAAATGCCAAATATGCGAACATCGTTTCTGTTTCATTGGATTCTAGGAGTTTTTTACTTCTTTTACCTTATCTTCCATGCCTACGTCATAGCCTTGGGCTTCAGTTACTGCCGCCAAAAGGTCAGCATATTCACCTGGTGTGAGCATTGCTTTAACGAGCTCAACGGGTTCAGTAACGCCCCAGCTATCTTGAAGTTCCGCATCATAAATATTCGGATATGTGATCGCCTTAGATAGCACATCTTCGTTGTATGCAGTCGCATCGAAGCGTTCTTCAGATTGACGAGTGATGCGGTCAGTAATACGCTTAGTATATTTCTTACGCATTCTTTCTGTTTCTTCAGTAGCTAGCGTTTTAATCTTCCATGCTACTGGCTCACCATTCACTTTGATACGCTTAGATGCTACGTATTCAGTTTCATTGACTACATCAACGTTTTGTTTAAGGAATGCGCTTAAATTTTCAGCCATTGTAAAAACCTCCTATAAAATAAGGGAGCAAGCACTAGGCTTGCATCCCATCTAATTCATTAAAGTGTTGAACATATTTAACACCTTCATATGTGAAATTATGTTCTTGCTCAATATATTTACCATCAGCATCGAATTCTGCTGCCGTTAATTCATCAAGGTTTACGCCTTTTAAAATAACGGAACGTCGACCAGCTTTAGAAGTCGGATCATGGTTAACTACTTGCATGTCAAAGTAAGTATCAACACCAGTCTTTAAGTATTTTTCAACCATCTTATCAAACAATGCTGTATTGTGGTAAATCGTTAAGCTGCCACTATATTCAACAGAAGTGGACTTGTTACCGGCACCAATGCGCCCCAGAATAGCTACTTTTTCTTTATTTTTTTTGATTTTTGCGCTTAATTTCTTAGCCTGGAACAGCAAGTATCTATTGCCGTCGGACATGATATAGCAAGATGCCAATTTGGAAGAAATGACATCGGCTGCTTCCATCGTTTTTAAAGCATCTAAAATTTCATCTGCCATATGTTACCTCCTACGCCACTACAACAGTCATATATAATTTTTCCATTGCAACAGTTGGTTGCAATTGGACGTCAACAAGAACATCTTCTTTATGTTCGCCTTGACTAGGGATAGGGATGTCCTTATCTGTAAAGTTTTGAATTGCACGCACACGAGCGTATTCTTCGGCCAACGCTACCAAGTCATTCCAAAGAGCCTCACGAGCAATTTGATCATTCTGAGATTTACCAAGATAAGTTCTATTGAATAAACGCGCAGAATCAACTGCCCAATTATCAAGAACTCGAATTACCTGGTTCATAGCAAAGTCACGTGTTTTTTCTTTGCTAAATTCAGTAAATGTATTGATGTCTTTCAACACGCGGACATCACCTTGGATATTTCCACTTACAGAGTCAGATACGGTGTGGAACACAAACATACCATTTGTAATCGCTTGTTGTAATTCATATTGTTTGTACTTAGCATTAACAGTATATTCGCCATTATAGATAGTATTAGTTACAGATTTATTAATAGGGCAGGAGGCTTCTTGACCTAGTGTCCAATACACTAAAGAGCCTTTTTCTGCACCAGTGTCAGTAACGTCGTTTAATACAGAAATGATACCTTCATCGTTAACTTTTTGTTTTCCGTGGATAACCAATTGGAACTTAGCTCCAGTTTCTGTTCGCGCACGTTTAGTAAAGTTAATTAACAAGGACTTGATTGTGTCGTCCGCACCAGCATACCCAATCGTATTGAAGTAGTACGGCTCTAACATTCCTAATCCATCCTGGTAGTTTTGAGCTGTAATTGCTGCGCCATTCGAACCGCCGGTCAATGGAGTGTATGCAGTAGCGGTTAATTGAGCAGAACTTTTGAAGTCTACATAATCATTAGATACAACATCTGCAATTACACCGATATTGCGTTGTTCAGCCACTACTTTACGAACACCTTCACTTGTGAGGTATGTCGTTACAACGTACTTGCCGCTATTGTCAGGGTCTGCCTGAATAGATACTCCTAAATCGTTACCACGAATACCGCCATATTTAGCAGTAGCAATCGCATTGGCCGCTTTTACAGAATCGCTATTCAAGCGATAAAAATAACCTGTTTTGAGCCCAATGAATAGATCACGTAGGCCTTTTAATTTTTCATGAGCATAATCATAACCAAAGATTTTTTGACAAGATTTTTGGAAGTCGTCGCTATCAACGCGAAACACTTCGCCTGTTGGGCCCCAATCAAAGCTCAACATCATCGCACCAAAACCACGATCAGATACATCTGTACTAGCACGCAATTTAGATACGAAATTAATATATGTACCTGGCATTACTTTGTTATAAAACAAAAATGTGCCGCCGCCTAAAGCCATATGTTAGCCTCCTATTCATTAATATCAACAATAACAATGCGCGATAGTTCTCGCGCTAACAATTGTTCGATTTCTTTGTGAGTATACATCACAGACGTATCGAGTACAGCATTTAGTAAGTCCGCATAACGACCATACGTTTCTGACTGTACAATTTGTTCAACACTAAAGCGTGGTTCATCTTGAACCGGCACTTGTGTTGCTTGCGTTTCTTTAGCCATCTTTTAACCTTTCTGTTAATTCCATATGTTTCATCTGCTCAATTGGCTTGCCCGCTTTCCGTAGTATGTTCTCATACGTAACGAAGAAATGCAGTACTCCGTCTGAAATCTTGTATTTCATTCCTATACCCATAATCGTACGTTCCCCAACTTGTACAAATTCAAGCAGTTGATATAGCATACTCGGAATATCAATGAGTTTTCTCGTATCTGTAACCACATCAAGATTATTGGCGTAATACATGATGTCTAAATCCAAAGAGCTATTATATAGCTCCCCTACATGCCTACCCATACTAGGTTCAATCACCTTAATATAAGCACATGGGAATGTCATATTATTCTCTTTGAACTCAAGGTATATTGGCGCGTTTAATGCCTTATGTACTGTTTTAGATACGGCTGTTAATACATCAGAATCCACCATGTTCTTCAATCCATTTCTTTAATGTAATTTCCATAATACGTTTAGCATTCTTGCTGACTACCTTTTCTGCCTTTTCGTGCATGTACGCACCGTCTATCCAAGACTTTTTTAATCTGCCACCCTGCATTACGCCGCCTTTAGATTGCCCAAGCCACGGCAAAAATCTACCGACCTCTTGCCGATGTCCATCATTAAGAAATGATGCATATGAAGAGGTATTGAAAACCTTAATCCTGCCAGTTCTATTGCTCAATCGATATCGACCAACACTCCATGACTGCCGTGTATGTTCAGTATCGAAGTATTTTGTTTGGACTTTGCCGTTCTGCATAAATTTAACAGATCGCTTTCCAACCGGAGTATTCAGTTTGGCTTCTCGTACATACACACCAGACAATTCCTTCAAGACTTGTTTATTAAACTTTTGAAGATTCCCTGATTGGCTTAATTTAACTAAACTACCATTAAATGTGGCAAATTCATTTAGATCAAATTCAACACCCATATCAATGCACCTCTAAATTTTCGAGCTGCACCTCTTGATGGGTGTCATATCGTGCCGAAATCGAAGCACTGCGGAAAAGCTGCTTTGTATTTCGCCCTACGAGCTCGATTCTAGCCCCTTTCGGTATGGTTGCCTCCGGAGCGACGAAAAGCACTGTAACGGTGTTAAATTTTGCAATTTCAATGGACTGCCCTGTGGAAAGCGTTTTATAGCTAATTCTACAAGGGAATGGACCCTCACGACTGGATGTTTTATTCACAATGCCAGTATCAGGGTCCACCGCATCAACTTCAGAGATAACATAACAAGTGCAATCATACAAACGTTCTAATTGACGTCTGGCAAGACTTACCATCTTAGCTGTCGGAAGCATGCTAAGTCACCCCTTCCGTACCCACTCAAAGTTGCAGCTAGCTCTTGGAGTCTAGTAGCTTTATCAGATCCTTTAAATTGAACTTCAGTATCACCCATTTTAATTGAACTTGCCATTTCCCCATCGGCTTCAATCAATTTGTTTTTGTTTGTGGCGATATAACTGCCAATTACACGATATACGAGAACGTGCTGTAATTCGCTAGGTAATTCTTTCTGATTAATATCATTGAGGATATGTTGCGTTTCCGCATTAATCACATACTCAATGATATTTCCATCAGAAATTGCATCATACCCAAGCCACGATTCAAGGAGCTGTAAAACCATCTCTTTCGTGGTCATTGTGATCACCTACTATTTTTTAAATGTAGCTTTTACGACTTTAGATTGATTAGTCAATGCAGCCACATAGTGTTCATTGGCCACGATTTTATCTAAGCCTTTTTCAGGAACACGGTCTGTTTCAATCATAACGTCACGTTTAATATAAATTGTTACAGCAGGCAATACAGGAGTGCCATCTTCCACTTCTGCAGTTACGCCAACAATGAAGTTATCGATATTAGCCTTAGAGTCATCAATGCGACGAGATGTTACAACACGACAGCCAGCGATCATGCCTATTTCACCAGTCATCATCACGTCATTGCCGTATTTTGTTTTGTCGATAAAATCAGGGTCTTTACGAAGAGCAGTAATTTGAGAAGGTGCAACGAATAAATATTTTTCAACGTAGTCTTCTTCGTTTAATTTGTCCACTGCGTTAACTACACCTGCATAGGAAATAGCTTTTGTGTCAGTAATTGTAAGAGTCGCACCACCGAGAACTGCTACTACATCTTGGTCAATTTTAGACGCCAAGGATAAACGCAGTTGATGAGTGGCTTCGCCTACTGGATCGCCGTAACCAGATAATTTAGCTTCGTCTGTAATGTCAACACGCTTCATTGCTTTTTTGATTGTTGCTTTGATAGTGGATGCGGACATTTGAGTTGCAGTAACTTCTACGCCTTCTGCGATATCTTCCGCATCGCCAATGTAGCCCCATGCAGGAATAGTGATTTCATTTCCTGGTGCACCAGCTAAAGTGTCATCAATTTTAGCGATTGGTGTAAATTTAATTGCTTTTGGCAAGCCAGCAGATACCATGTCAGCCATAACTTGCGGATTAATTACATTAGCCGTTTTAGTTGGACCATCTGCGAATGTTTGCAAATCAAAAGAGAATTGTTTATTCATTAGTGTTTCCTCCTGTTAATGAATTATAAAGTTCGATATTTTTGGAATATAACTCCGCCCGTTGAGAGTACGTCATTTTAGCGAAGTCTTCTTTAGTTACTGCGCCACTTGGTGCTTTGCCGCCAGGGTTACCCGGTTCCACGCCTTTAGGAGCGGACGCTTCACCAAATAAATAAGGATTAGCTTTCGCAACTTCAGCAAGTTGTTCATCTAATCCTTTGATTTTGCCGTCCTTTACTTTTGCATCTTTTAAATCCAATAGCGCTCGGACTGCAACGTTATTTTTAGCTTTTGCGTTTGATAATGCTACGTTCACAAGATTGTCAATTTCTAACTGAGCAATTTTACCTTCGTATTCAGCTTTGCGGGTTTCTGCATCAGCTTTCATTGATTCAATTTGTTTCGCAAGCTCCGCATTATCTGCATTAGATTTTTTGAGGTTATCAATTTCACCATTAAGAGTCGTTAGTTCACCTTTAACGGATTTAAGTTCCTCATTCTTAGAATTAAATTGATCCTTAGAAACATAGTTCTTGCCGTAGTCCTCAACTACTTTAGCGGCCTGTTCCTCAGTTAATCCTAATGCTAATAATTCTTCCTTAGTCATAGTGACCTCCTTAAATAAAATACCCATTTCGCTTTATTTTCGTGAGCTACACCTCACGTCTACGGTCTTGTTAGTTATCGCCCAACAATACTAAAATGGCAATAAAAAAGCAGCTTTCCGCTGCTAATTAATGTATTCTTTTTCCCATTCATCGTACGTGATAGCTCCGTCAAAATCGGTACTCTTGCCATTCTGATTTCGCCCTGTACGTGTTTCACCTTCGAGCTCAGGGATGTATGGGATTGTTGTAGACCGGCAATAGCAATGAAACGGAGGAACGGTAACGCCTGGTTTAGCATCGACTAATCGCACTCTTTTTCTGTCCATTCGTCTGCAGATTGGTGATGTGCGACTATCTAGGGTAGCTAATATTTCTAACTCCTCGACTTCAAGTTCTTTCATGCTATCAAGGAAGCCTTGTTCGTGTACCCTTGCTGTCTCAGTTTCAACTAAGCGCTTAGCGTTGCTGTACGATGTTTTCATTCGCTTACTCAGATTGTCTGCCATCGTATCGGCCCCTTGTCCAATAATAAGGGCCTGAGTAAAGTCATTCTGTAAATTTGCAACCAGCTTTGACGTATCACTCCATATTCTGGTACTAAAATCTTGCCCATCACTAGCCCATTGGCTATGAACGACGCTATCGACACGCTTGCTATCAATCGTATTAACATTGGAATATGATCCTCTTTGTGTCTGAGCAGTATATGCCGTTTTGTATACGGAGGATTGATACACATCTTGTAATAAGTCTTTAATTGAGACATTTTGTCTTTGGGATAACATTTCAATTTCGTGGATTACATTAATGTATAGCATTTGCTCTCGACTTAGCCGTTCACGAATTGATGCATTTGATAACATTTGTTGGTGCTCTTCGGACACTCCTAGCTTCTTTGCCTCGGCCTTGAATTCAGCTAAATCCATTTTAAACGCTTTCATTTCATAAGCATTTAACAACGTCCTAGCTTCGGCTAATTGTATGCCATTTTCTGTAGCAAATCGGCGATACCAGTCATTAATAGCTTTCTCTATTCGACGCAATGCCCTAGCATAATTAGCTTTAATTTCTTCATCAATAAGATTGGCTTTTTTGAACGATTCATCAAGCAGATGCTCATATCGCTTTTCCCAGTACTCATTCGCCATGAGCCTCACCGCCATTCGGTACAACAAAATCAGCTGTCATCTCAGATTGTTCTTTTTTCAATCTTTCTAACTCTTCAGCGGCATCTTTTGTCCAAGGATGATTTGCAATAATAGTTTCATTGGAGATGATACCAACAGAGTTTTTACAGTTATTAATAGTATCGCCTTCATTGATAGGTAAGTCGCGATTGAATATAAAGTCGACTTCTTCAACTGCATTTTGATTTGTTAAACCGCGATATGTGTTAACAAACCACATCAAGTCATGCAGGCTAGATTTAAACTCCAACTCCATTTCATTGGCATCTAAATCAATATCAGAGTACATGGACATGATATTCATTTGGTTAGGATTGTTTGACATGCGATCATCTTTAGCATCAAATCCTCGTCCATTTTCAATAATAGCCTTACGCAAAAGATTTATTAGTAACTGATAGTTATCACTATCCACTTCGATTTTAAGCGCTTTTACATCGCCATTAACACCATCAACCGTGCGTACTTTAATAGCACCATATGTGGCTAGATTTTGTCGAAATTCGGCAAGGTTCTGCCCGTCATAGTTCTGTAAAATCAAAATTGTGCTGCGGATATCCTCTTCCATGTTGTCCTGGAAGTTAGAAAGCAATCTATTTAATGCATCTTGAAGTGATTTCACTTTAATAATAAGCGGCTGTTCGAATTCATTAGCTCGGAACATGATCAAAGGAATTCGTTCCCAGTTATATGGCTTATCATCAATAGCAAAGTTAGCTGTGTTTGTTTTATCTGCATCGGGAATTAGTTGTTCCATATCCCAAACATAATATTGAATGCCTGTTGGAGTATAATACTCTACCTTATGGATAGTTTTAGTTTCCGTTCCGGTGTAGTATTCAATATCGTAAAGGTACAAGAACGCATCCAGTTTCGTGTGTTCTTCATCAGCCCAAAATGGTAACACCTGGTGCGGCTTCATCATTTTGAATTTAAGAGAGCCATCAACACCAATATAAGGGTGAATGTAGGCCTTGCCAGCCATCGTTGCAAACTTACCTACTGACTTCAACAAGCGTTGAAATTGAATGCCAAACAACTTATCTAATTCGTCATCATCTACATTAATACCTAACGGCTTAGACAATAAGTAATTAACTTTTTGGTCAACTAGATCATCAAATCGATTATCTACAATCTGATTATTAGGCACGCCTTGTAATGCAAGTTGCTTGCCACCCTCACCAACAACATATCGTTGCTTAGTTAGAATGTCATGCTTCCCATTGTAATAATCAATAGCAGTAACCATTGTTTTACGCTGCTCGCTAGCTAAGAAATTACGAAGTTGCACTCGCAAGAATTCTCGTTCTGACATCGTAGCTGAACCTTTTATAATACGGTCCCATAACTGAGATAGTATCAATCAAACGACCACCTTTCTACATTAATATCTTCCAAACCATACCGCATAGCATCCATAGCATGGTTGTTTTCGTCTTCAGGTTTCCCTGTGTATTTTTCAAATCTATCTTTTGCCCATTGGTACGTGGATAACTCACGCAGCACGTTAACGCATCTTGGGTGAACAATTAATTCATAGTCTTGTATTCTCTGAATGCCGTTTAATATACTGTCCTTGCCCTTGCGTGCCCTGGTTATCCCTTTGAGCCCTGCCTGGTATAGTTCCTCAATAGATTTAGGCTCGGCACTATCGGCTCGAATCTTTTCTTTCGCATAGCCCATGTCGATAACACGAGATGCTAATTGTTGATTAGTTAGCCCTGTTTCATATAGTTCGTCGAATATGTAGATTTTCTTATTCTCCATATCAACTAACATGCACACTAATGCTGTAGGATCCACTGTGTAACCAAAATCGAGCCCAAATGCTGACTTTATGCCATCTTGACTTTTAATGTCACTAACATTAAAAGCTAATTCGCGCCAATTTTCATATACAAGGCCTTCAACCACACCCCAATTGCCAAGTCCTGCAACCTGATAACGTTTGGGGTTCTTTTTCATTTCTTCAAAAAGTGCTAAATCCGACTCACTAAGAAATTCATTACACATGTAATTAGTCGTCAAAGCCAGCACATTTTGACTAGGCTCGTCAAAGAAACGTTTCTTTAACCAGTGCCTATCAGACCACGGGTTAAAAGTTAAAACTACTTGATGATACATCCCCTCTGGTAGTTGCCCACGAATGGATTCATCCAATTTGTTGAAAGCATCCTCACTCATAATCTCGTAGGCTTCTTCTATCCAAAGCCTACACAGAGCTCCAACTTCAACCGTGATAGATGTTACCTTCAATGGATCATCAAGCCCACGGAACAGGACTTTTTGTCCAGTTGGTATATAGGTGATTTCAAGCGGTGACACAGAGCATTTGAAATACTTCTCTACCTTTAGCTGCCTCATTGCCCATTTAAGTTGTGCAAAGCAACTATCACGAAGAGTCCGCTCTGTCTTACGCACTACTAACCAATTAATCGCAGGATTTTCCATTATCTCCACAATCACTTTTAATGATTGCGTAGACGACTTCTTGCTGGCACGACTGCCCTTAACTACTTTATATCGGCCTTCAAACTTCCAAAATGCCCCATATCCCTTGCCGATGATATCAGGCAGATAGACCTTTTCACATTTAATCGGCAATCTCATCACCGCCTACGATGATTACTGGTTGTACATCGATGGTTGTGTCACCAGATAGAATCCGGTGTCGTTTGGCCATAAGTTCAAGCGCCTTTAACCTGGACCTTTCATCCGGAGGCTTATCCATGATACGAGCTGTCGACCATCCATCTCCCTGGCCTTCAATCACAACTGTCTTTTCGGTTGATAGTCCAAGTGCAATTCTTGTAAGCTCATATTCAACCTGTTTCGCCGTCATGATATTTTCATCCAAATAGGCGTCCCTAAGCTCGGCAACCCTTAATTTAATGTCATCATTAGTCATCAAGCGACTACCTTGCATCTTGGCTGTTTTTTTAGAATACCCAGTGCGAATAGCAGCCTGCGTCGCATTCATATCCTTGATGTACTCATGACAAAATTTTTCATGCCGTTTATTTTTTAATGCAGCCACTATCTCACCTCCTGGCTACTTCAATACACCTTTATTTTGTTTGTACTTACCGCGGTCTTTATGAACCTTTGCCGTTTTAGTTTTAATTAAAGAATGTGATGGTGCATACGATTTACACATATGATCAATATGAATGCCGTTTGCTTTACACCAACCTTTAACATTGTTTAAACATCGCCTCTTTTCGCAATACACATCAGTCAATCGTATTCACCTCGCCTCCTTAAATTTGCATATAAAAAGACCACCTAACCGTTAGATTAAGTGGTCTTTTCGTTTTAGTGTTCTAGGTTTCACTGTGTCGTTGAGAGATAGAGTATTTGTTTTCCCATTAACTCACACTATCATTATAAATTGTCAAGAATGACATGTCCATGACAGTTTTATGACAATTTTGTATTGAGTCCTATCACGCCCCAAAGAAGTACTGATAATTCTTCAATTCCTCGGGCAATATACCTATGAATAGTACGCACATCGGGCTTTTCAGGGAATGATTCAGCAATCTCTTCTAATGTTTCACCATCAATATAATAACGTCGCACACATTCACAGTATTTAAACTGTTTCTCGTTGCATTTCTCAGCATAAATGTCTAGCATGTTATTCACATGCCTCATCATCAATGCTGTTTTCTCTTTGCTCTTAACAATAGCATTTACCCTTACTATGCTGTTGTCGTCAAACATATCAACTAGCAGTTCATTGAGCCAAATATCCTCAGCTTGTGTCGAATCTGAGATAGCATTGTCTACATATGACTGCAGCTGACTGTAATGCTTTAATAACTTGATCGTATTGTGTCGAAGTTTACGACCTAGTTGAGCATTTTCTTGTTTAGCTAATTCATAGTAAGTTTTGGTTGCCACCTCTGTGGCCAACCTTGTGATTTTCTCAATATCATATTCATTCAAATATGTTGCCCCCTTTTACTGTATATTTTGTTTTAGTCCGAATTTGTATACCAGCTTCATAAAAAAATAATTAAACATAATCAGTATTTACACTACAATAAGCCTGCCTTTGCTATCAACAGGATACGATTTTGTTTCTAAAACCACATGACCTTTATTTTTATAGCCATATTTCTTTTCCCATTCACGGAATACCTTTGTTAATGCTGTGCTCAGTTCATCAAGATGTTCAGTCTTAACATTTGATAAATAAGCACAAGCCCATTCAGCTATTTCATCATCAATATCATAATTGATAATGTCTTCAATCACTCGTTCTGCATCAACTTGTGGAGTGTAATAGTTAGGATGCCCTATTCTCACAACTCGTTCATATTCATATGTGAGCCATATTTCTTTTAAATCGGGTTCCCACTCCATAAAATCATCGATGGCCTCTTGTATCGTATCTTGTGGATCACCTGCATTTCCGTAGTCATCGACCCAACACCATTTATCCTTATCTTCGACTAGCATCAATCTCACATCCAATCAATAGTTCTACACGTTCTTTAAAATTTAGTCTTGGCTCTTCCGGTTGATGAATAACATACTCTATTTCGGAACCGCCAAACATTTCGTCATACATTATAACTTCAATGTCTTTATTTTCTACTCTGCTTAAGGCTTCTTCTAACTCTTTAACAGTCATTTTATACCTCCACTAATTCTATAATCACAAGAATATCCCCATGTTTTGAGTGATATGTAAAATTACATAGTCTTCATCATCCTGAATAATCTCATCAGCCATAGTCCCGATGAACTTTCGATTATCGTTTTCTAGCACCCCTGCCAACTGTAGCCCATCAAGAATAAACTTCTTAGCAAATGCCACGTTATCAGGGTCATGCCTGGTTGAAGAATGCCATTCAAATAATAGGTCTACTTTCCCATTAACTGATTGTATCTGCTGTGATAAGCATTGCTCTTTAACCTGCTCAGTGCATTTCTTTTTCATAGCAGCTGCAGCTATAGTCGAGCCACGTTCACAGTCAATATACTCATTCAATGTTGGGAACCGATCATGGGTTTTCTTCCGAAATCTAAATTGACATCGTAATATGATTCTCATCGGTGAGACTCCCCATTGAATATAGCCACAGCATATTCACCGCGTAGGCGGTCATACACCCGTTGACTATAATTCTTTTCAGTCCAAGCATCACTATAATTTGTCGTAAGAATGATAGGTTTCATCCGATTATAGCGATCAATAATTATGCTTTCAACTTTGGATGGTACCCAATCAGATTTTGAGTACTCCGCCCCAAAGTCATCAAGCAATAGCAATGGGATATTCCTAAGTTTTTGCTCAAATCTTAGATAAGCTACATTGTCACCTTTAGACAATGTAAGCATGGTATCCAATAAATTAGGCATAGAAATCATTAGACACCCTTTACCTGACTCCATAGCTTGTTTCAAGATACTCACCGCAATTGATGTCTTCCCGGTACCAGCTGGGCCCCTTAATATGAGGCCCTTGCCGGAATCAAGATTAGCTTTCAGATTATCAGAATACTTCTTAACCACGTCATAAGCTTCAGCGTTCTCTTTTGGAAAGCTACCGTATTTGCGTAACCAGTCGAAATCCATATCATAATAGCGCTTAGGGATTCCAACTGCAGCATAGGTGGTATTAACGTTTGTTTGAATGACTACCGGTTTGTCATAAACAGGATAAAAGAACTCATTTTTTACCGTGGACTCGTTGATATTCTTTTTCCCAGTCGACGTCTTCGTCCTTTCTCGAATTTTTTCGAGACACGCCTCTAGCATTGCTGTTACATTTGCTTGCTCCAAAATCCTTTTGCACCTCCTGCTTTAGATTCCCTGCCGTGACAGTTTCAACATACTTGATGCTATTGCCACCGTTATCCGCTGTGGTATTAATAGCAACAATGACTCTTTCTTTGCCATATGATTCAACTAGATCATCTAACCGCTCTTTAATAGTAGGTGATACAATTCCAATTGATTTCATATACAATTCGTAAATGGGTTTATTTTCTACTTTATCATCTTTAAACATAGATAGAGGATTTTCATCTTCACGCGCGCGCGTATCTCTCTCTATATTATTTTCTTTTCTTTTCTTTTCTTTTATTAGTTGATTTTGTTGAACATGTGTTAAATTTTGTTGAACATGTGTTAAATTTTGTTTTTTTGCTTTGCGAGACTCAGCACTTTTAAGGCCCGCCAACCTACGTTTTTCGCGGATAGTTTCCTCTTTCACCTTTTTAAATTCAAATCTTCGAATTAAGCTGGGTGACCAAAAATATTCGTCATCACAGTCCAATAATTCGTAGTCATGAATCAACAAATAAATTAACAAAAATGAACAAAATGAACACATTGAATTTTGTTCCAACACGTGTTGATTTTTGTTGAACACTTGTTGAACACTTGTTAAAATTTGTTCATCATTCATCTTTAATTCATTATCCAACGCGACGAATGTATATTTTTTTAGTGGCAATTTATAGTCATCTGCTGCGGCTAATTTTTCAATCAATATCCACCACCATGAATATGAAATCATTCCTAATTCTGAAATCATAGCAGCGATTTTAGGATCATTGCTCGCATTGATGTCATGACTAAAATAGTAGGATTGGTTTTTCGCCATTTATATCACTCTTCACTGTCGTTAAATAAACTATCCTGGGCTCGACGTCCCATAATGAACTTAATGCATTCATCGATTAAATCTTGAACTGAGATAGCAAATGTAGAGTCTGCATATTCAACATTTAACCAGTCTGTTTTGAACTTAAATTCGTTAGGTGTGTTCATATCAGACACGATACCTTCAACGCCAACCTTGTTAATAAGACCTTCAATGTCGCCATACTTGAATTTGAATGTATTTACCAAAAATGGAATTTTAAATTCTTCCAAGAATTCAAAGTTCTTCTTCACAATAGACTGCAGTTTACTGAACGCTTGCAGAAGTTCAGGACGTGGATCATCCTTAGATTTTAGCGTGAATACATCCGTTAACCCTGTAGCAGATGGTTTTTGATACGCAATGCTGATATCGTTATCTGTGATTGCTATTGATTTAATAATCATAAGGGACTCCTTTCTTGTTCTACGATTACTAATTTACCAGTAGCAGCTTGAACAGCTTGCTTAAATGCTCCTGCATCGGCGTTACTGTCAGATAAATGTAGTAGCCGTATGTCTTGACACTTAGTTAGGTCAATAGATTTGAGGAATTTAATGACGTTTTCTAGCGAAAAGTGAGATTGAATTAATCGTTCCATTCGCTTTTCATCCAGATAACCGTCTTCTACGTGTTGATTTAGAATTTCATAGGAATGGTTACATTCAACCATGATGTGATCAACATCTTTAAATGTGTACCGACAATAATAGGTGTCGGTAATATATAAGAGTTTCTCTTCACCATCAGAAATTAAAAATCCAATATTAGGAACGTCATGTTCTAACTCAAATGGTAAGATACTGAAATTGCCTACCGTAAATTGGACTTTTGGGGTTATAAGAATCGCTGTGTGCTTGTCAGACACATACAATGCATTGGCCGTATCTTTCAGCATATAGACACGATGGCCTAGCTTCAATAGATCATTTACAGCCTTGCTATGGTCTCCATGTTCATGTGTCACTAATACGCCACATAGGTGTAGAAAGTTAAAGCGACAATACCGTTGAATTTCCTTAAAAGGCAACCCTGCATCTAGTAGCAGTTCATCACCATTGGTTGAAGTTTTGATTCGGTAGCAGTTCCCTTTCGAGCTACTACCGAATGCTTGAATACTAATCACAATTAATCACCAAACATATTGACTACTTCGCCCGTTTCAGGATTAACGAACTCACTGGTAGGTGTAGGTTCAATATCGATTACTTCACTATTAGCGTTTTGATTAATAGTTTCAGCAACTATATCAGCCGTATCAATAACCTTTCCTTCAACGTCGATAATTTCATCTGCAGTCTGTAAACCCATTGAGATTTCAGGGGCTGTAGTTCTGATCAACCATGCCGCAGCTCTGTAACGTAACATTTGATCTGGCATAGTTTTCCATTTAGAGCCTTTCTTGTCATACCAACCTTCCTGTTTGGCTAGTGCGATTGTTACTTCAGGACCTGCGATAATTTCATCTGAGCCTTTCTCGCGAGTGTAAGCAATAATGCCTTGAGAGTCTGTCCCTTTTTCTCCAGTAGGTTTATATTTAATGGCTTCAAATCGACCACATTGATTGAAGGTTGCAATCAAAAATTTTGAAGACCAACCAGGATTTCCATATACGATATATAAATTTTGCATCACCATTAATGGGCTAGCGTTCATTCGAGTTGCCATTTCCAATGCGATAATAGCATTTCCCATATTCTGTTCACCCTGGAATTGTTGAGGGACCAACGTGGAGTGTGTAAACATTTTCGCTTGTCGTTGTAATAGTTCAAATCCTTCTGCAGATTGAAAGCCAGGTAAATTTGTATGTTGCTTTACAGCTACTTCATTAGCCATTATGTACCTCCTATGCCACGTTTTCGCATACAGCGTGAATGTCTAAATTAGATAAAATATTGTGAATTTCTAAACGACCTTTTTGAGTCCATTTAGTTGTAATTTTAGAATCTAAGCGACCATCACTTCTGCAGAATGTAAATGTTTCAGATTTAGTGAACCCTTTTGACATATGCTGCTTGTATAGAATCCATTGGTCCCCCACCTTGCGTTGTAGACCAGCTTCATGTAAGATTTTATTTAATTCTTGAGCGCTCATGCCATAGTCAGCGGCAATCTGAGTAATTGTTAAGCAGGATTTACTAGACAAGATTTTGTCCACGTAATCCTTAACCGGTTTGAATTCTGCTATCTGCTGATCCTGTTGAGCGACAATAGCTTTGGTAGCATTGTGCGATTCCACCTCGTTAGCGTAGGCTCTAAGAGCTTCAGGCAACGACTTCGGAATATTCATGCTATAAGCACCAGTCTTACGAATTTGAGGAATTACTTCCGACGTAACCCATCGTTTAAATTGTTTTGCTGTTGGTAGTTTACTGGATAATACCAGGGAATATAATCCGCTTTCATTAATCAAAATCGTTTCTTTATTTTGATTGCCATCAAACACCATTGTTTTTATTCTATCTTCTTCATCAGTATGTCGGTTTACATCTCGACTACCGTTTTGGTACCCGAGCGTATCAGCGACGTCCTTTGCAACAAACCATAATTCGTTATCTTTTTCTAAAATACGAACTTGGCCAAATGTATCATTTTTAAAAATTTGTAAATCATTCATATAACTACACCTCCTCGATAGTTAATTGCGGTTTCGATTCATCAACAATCAACTTAATCGTTTGACTATTAGTAGTGATAAAGTCTGTAACCGCTTCCGCATTATCGATAAACACCGGAGCATTAACTTTGAAATAGTTAGTCAATGCGTTAATGATGTCTAAGCCTACATTAATGCGTGCTGCGTTGTTCATGCTGCGATACGGAACTCCTTTATAGGTAGTTTCGCAACATTCTTCGACATTGCCGTTTAGCATAACGTTAAACATTTTGAAACGAGCTAATTTAAACCTTGCGTTAATACTTTCTTCAAGCATATCAACCTTAGCTTTTACAAATTCATCCATCAGATATGATGCTTCATCGAGTTCGTTCTTTTCGGCAACAAGTTTTTGTTGTTGGTTTTCTAATTCGATAACACGATTTTCAATGTCATCAATCAATTTGAATTTATTCAATTCGGTCTCGAGATTTGCTTTTTTAAATTTCAAAGAAGAAAGTTCATTATCAAGTCTTGAAAGCTCTTCAGTGTCTGCACCTGGTTCCTCTTCAATCTCGAGCAAAAATAATTGTGCTTTTAAATCGGTATACGTAGGATCATCTTCGATATTAGGTTCAGAACATGCCTCATATTCTTCGTGTTTAATATCTCGCTCCTTGCTTTGTAGGGTAATGTCATCTATTAAGCCGTCAGCTTTTGATATCATAGTTTTTTGCTGCTCTTCGTAGTTTTCTTTTAACTTAGCAGCACTATCGATAAGGCCTTTCCATTCTTCAAGCTTTTTAGATTTATTAGCGTTAAATTCTGCCTCGAGTTTTTCCTGTTTATCCGCCGGCAATTGCTGCCCGCAAGTAGGGCAAGACTCTTTACTAAACTGCTGAGAGTTAAATGTGTCGAATTCAGACGTTAGAGTTTCGATGCGTTTGGCTTCTCGCTCAATTTCTTTATTAAGCTCGTTGCTTCTATCCATGCATCTATCTCTTTCAGCTTCAGTCGCCTTCAATTTAGATAGTGCCGTTTCGTATTCGCTACGCAAATGTTGTTTGCGTTTATGGTAATCGGATAGTATGTCTGAACGTCTGACATCTAATTGACGATTAATGTCACGAATTTTAGACTGCTTTTCTGTAGCACTAAAACCGTTTTTAATAATGGCCTTTTGTTTTTCAACATCATCAATGCCAGTTGATAAAGTTTTAATATCACTGATTAGTTTATCTTTATCAGCCATAACTTCAGGTTTATTTCGAACAGCTTCATCAATACGAACCGGAATCATATCCAGTTCTTTATTAATAGCCGTTTTTTTGCTAGCAATAACTTTGCGTTGATCATCAACCGTCCGACCATCTAATAACTTTGCTAATCGTTTTAAGTCTTCACGACTATTGATTACAGCAGCATCGTCAATGTCGCCACACATTTCAAGAAGTAACTTACGGCGATTTTGCCAGGAGTACGTCTCATTGAAATATAAAGGATTAGTGATTAGTTTGAAGATGCTTTCATCGACAAGAGAACTAACCATTTCTTTGTATTCTTTTTCTTTTTTAGGAACACCGTCAACAAAATAGTCTGTCGTATGGCCTGTTAAAGTAACTTCACCACCACGAGGGGATGAGTACTTTTCACGATAGACGCGTTTAAGTTCAACTGTGCCCCCTTCATCCAAAGTAAAGGTGCCTGTTACTTCATGATTAACTTTATGAATTGGCTCACCAGCTTCAAGCGTTTTAATCTCAAAGTCTGCCCTGTCTAGGCTATCTTTGCCGAATAGTAACCAACACACAGAGTCAAATACAGTCGTTTTACCGGTAGCATTATCGCCACGGATTACGACATCGCCATTAAGATCTATGGCAAAGGACTTTAGCCCTTTAAAATTTAGTAATTCTAATTTTGTGAGTTTCATAGTATTCTCCTATACAACAGTGGCATCCACATCGATGGTGTGCGGCTCAATCTGCAATTGATTGGCCCATTGCATGACCGTCGAATTAATTTGAGCATTCTTTTTTAGTTCTTCATTAGCGAAGAGCTTCGCCTGCACTAGGTCGAATATTTGACGACCTTTCTTTTTGCCTTTATTTGCCAATTCTAGGCACGCAACTGGCTTCATAGCATCATCGGTAACTAATACTATTGCGGTAGTTCCTTTCATGACTCTATCTCGGTATGATCCAACGCAGTTTTTTAATCGCTTGCCTGCAGTCATTAAATCTGCTGCAGTTTTTGGGATCATAAAATGCATTCCGTTTACATCTGCTTGTAGCTGAGGAATTTCCGGAAGTATTACGTCTCCGTACTCTTGCTTGTTAAACAAATTGATAAGTTCATCGTGGAACTGTTTTAGCTTGAATCGCTTTTCCCATAAAACATCCTGGTATTTTGGTCCTAGTTTTACGTACATATCAACGCAATCTGCTATATCACGGATATCCTCACCAAGTAACCACCGCAATATAGCAGGTTCATCGAAGCGTTCGATTAGTTTTTGCCACATATCCCTAGAATGAGGTGTATTTAGCTTCATAGCCTTACGAAAATCGTTAGCGTTATGAAGCTTGCCAGTATATGGGCAAGCACTTTCATAGCTGCGTTGTAGTGTAAGAATAGTACGTCTGCAGTTTTCGTCGCTGAAAAGATTGAGGATATCAGACATATATACGCTTAACGGATCATCAACCATACACTTTCGTAATGCCCTACTATTAGGTGATTTATACGACTGTCTAAGCGCCGCTTGAAAGTTCATCCCCTTTCTTGTAGCTGTTAACACATCCTCTTCGAAGGGGATGTGTGTGTATCGATATAAGCTATAAGCATTGGTCCAATATACATACTGTCTCATTAGACTCACAATGCCAGGCATATCTGGCGCCGATAATTTCAAAATCATGTTAAGTAACATTGTGAAATGATAGCCGTTTTCTTCAGTGGCGCTAGGTGACACATATATATCCTTAGCCCCATAGCCATATGTTTCTTTCAATCGTTTTTCAAACATAACTCTTAAAGCTTTAAATGTTTTATTTAAAAACTTTCGATTAAAGTCTGTCATGGCATATGAATCACCAAAGAATTTAAGCACAGGCATAATCTCGTTCTCACGAATATAATCAACAGTGAGTTCGTGGCGAACTCTAAATCTATCAATGTATGTAGCTTTACGTTTTTTAAAGTCGAATCGCAATGTTTCCGTGCACATTCCGCGGTCATTTTTTCTACCATCAAAGAAAAGCTGTATACCTTGGTATCTAATCTTTAAATCTAAAAAATATTTATAGTTGATAACTTCTACATAGGCTGTCACAGGATATACTTTCTCATCATTAATGGAATAGCAAATCTTATGATCGTAGGGATTGGATGATAGATGGCAGTTTGGACAAGTATAATATTTAGCACCAGTTACATATCCATTGTGATAGGAATACTTACGCTGCCAGCTACCGCCAAATGTAAATCCACAATCGAGATGGCAAATAGTTGTATACTCCGCACCGTAAGGGGCCTCTAGGATTACGCTATCGAACATTTTGTGAATATAGGTACTGGATACAATCTCCACAGTGAATTCCCCCTTTAATCACCAAACATAGCGAATAGATCTTCTGCTTCCTTCTCTTCAACAGGTGCAGCCTCTACTTCTACCGCTGGCGCAGGTTCTTTAGCCGTTTTAGTCTTACGAGTACGCTTTGGTTTTTCTTCCTTTGCAGCATCTTCCGTTTTATCCTTAGGAGCAACTGACTTAGGAGGCTCGACCACATCAAAGGCTTTTACAATCGCATTGGACGCTTTCATGACATCCTCTGTATATGCGATACCCGCCTGGTACTCTTCAGCGTTACCCGGGTCCATTTCAATTGCTTTATGTAATATATCTAACGACTTCTTACATATGTCTGCTTGGCTTTTAAATTGTTGTTTAGCCATATTTAAGCCTCCTTCTCTGCCATGATGGATTTTAAATCTGTGATAAGATCATCCGTTAAAGAGCCGCTAGACGGACGAGTGACCCCGTGCTTGCTAAAAATTGCAAGTGCTTTTTTTGCTTTTACCCCATCTTCGCCCATCCATTCACGGAACTCCTTATAAAAAGCTTTTTTATCTACCGGTTCAGCGGCAACGTCTAATTCTGTATCTTGTTGAGGAGTTCTTACTGGAGTCGGTTCTTCGACCTTTGTTGTTTCAGTAGGTTTAACTTTTTCTTCTTTATTAAGTTTCGTCGGATTACCTTCAAAGTCTGTCACATGAATGTCTTGTTCTTGTTCTGCTTTAGCAACTTTATTTGGTGTTTCTTCTTCCGCTTCAACTTTTCTGATTTTTACAACTTTAGGATTGACTTTAGGCGTTACCACATCTACATCGATAGTTTCACAAACTGTTGCTGTAGGCGCTTTGCTGTCATGGCAACTACCGCAGCATTGATGGTTTAAAATTTCATTCCATTCTGCGATTTTAAGTGCAAGATCTTCGGTATCATTGAATTTAATTGTTAAGATATTTTGGTTTTCCATGATTATTTCTCCTTTAGAATTTAAACAGTAATTCATCATCCACTAATTTCCCTTCAACGATTTTAGGGATTCCAATTTCCTGGAGTTTACGAATTACGCTACGACTTTTAGAAATATAAATAGTGTTTCTTTCAATTTGTACTGCTGTTGGTTTAATTACATATGTCTCTGTTGCAAGCGCAGGCGCCACACAAATGACTTTATTATTAATATCTATACCAACCTTGAAATACTCAGGGCCTTTTAACTTTCTGTAAGCCGGCATTGAAAGCTTGATATAGCTATTTGTGGTCACTATCGCTACCTTTTGTAAGGACTCGTGCTTGCCTTTGTTGTCTGTAAAGAAATTAAAGTCAAATGCATTTACAGTAGTTTTATGTTTTATTGCTTTTATTTCAGGCATTTTATCTCCTTATCTGGTATAATTTACATAGGATATTTTTTATCTTTGCTCGTTACTCATTGCCGTGAGTGCGAGCATTTTTACTTTTACGGCGAATATGTTCATCATGGCAATGTTTGCACACCCTAATAGCCTTTCGATTTATCTCGTCATAAATGTAGTTATAAGTATGTGGAATTAACCTAACTCCACATTTAGTACATGTTCGAACAGGAGACCTCATTGTGTTAGCACCCAAATTAGACCATCGAAAAACATAATATAAGCGGCCGTCACAACAAGAATAAATAGCACCCCAATTACATCAATATCGTCCATAATGCTCATCCTCCTTAAATGATTTATAAAGAATAGCTACTGCAGATACAGTGCATAAAAGCAACAGTAGCATAGTCGATGAATGCAACTCGTACCCTTGTACATCTGAGCCTTCTAAAATTCCAAAACATGTGGCCAGCATGACACCTGCTAATTTTTTCATTTTTCACTCTCCTATTCTTGCTTGGCATCGTTTTCCTAGCCACGCATTAAACGAATCTAAATGAATCAAGCGTTTACCACCTCGGGCCCCGATCTTCATCGACGGAAAATCAAAGTCAGATGCCCATTGACGTATCACATCTTGAGGAACGCTTGCTAGTTCAGCAGCCTCAGCGACTGTTATGCATAATTTATTCCTGTCCACAACAATCCTCCTTTATATCTTTTTATGGATGTTCATAAAATTTTCATGAATATTTTGTGTATTCTTAAATAATTGTTTGTATAATCACCTTAGAAGGGAGGTGATTATAATGAAAGCAACGATCAGACTTAATAATGGTGATTACATTTATATCGATAACTTGCAGCGCATTCAGCAACACCCATCAACTTATGTAAACGCTGCTACTATCGAGAGCTTTGAGAATTTCCAACTTTACGAGACACAATATACTTTTGTTGGAAACCTTACCCTTTTAGTCTCAGCCTCTGAAATTACATATGTTTACTTCGAAAATTAATTAACGTAAAGGACTCTATATTATTAGAGTCCTTTTTGGTATATTAATTGGCCTCGAATATCAACCATTTTTTGAATGTCATCCACGCTAGCGTCGGCTTCCCCTCTAAGTGCTTTCAAAATAGTGCTATCAAGTTCTTGAAGCATCTCTTCTGTTTTTTCAGTTGTGTTGTACATATTTTCTCCTTTTCTTTAAATCGTTTGATTCGTTTAATCAGTAACTTATTAAGTTACTTCTTTTACAAAAAAAATAGATAAAGGGTCTTCAATTGAAAGATAATCAATCATAACCTCAATCTCATCAGAGCCAAATACGCCCTTCTTTAATTTAATAGAAAACGTTTTAGGCGTAATCCCTAATCTTTTAGCAACATCTGTTTGAGTTTTTCCAGCACTAACAATTGAACCTTTTAGCTTATTCACATCAATCAATATATCACCTCCTTCATCAAAGTAACTTATTAGGTTACCTAAATAATAATTTACTTTGCGTAACTTGTCAAGTCATTTTTGTTAACATTTTTTACAAAAATGTTGCTTATTAAGTTAAAACGGTGTAATATTGACTCATAGAGAAAATTATATTAAGAGCGAGGTAAATTTAATGACTACTAATAAAGGAGATAAGATCAAAAATCTCAGAATTCAAAATAAAATGACTCTAGAAGAAGTCGGCGAGAGGATTGGAGTCTCAAAACAAACGTTATATAAATATGAAAATAATATAATTACAAATATACCTTCAGATAAAATAGAAGGTTTGGCCAAAATATTTAACGTATCTCCTGCTCTAATAATGGGCTGGGATGACACCCCTAAAGAGTACTATAAAGATCCTGAAGCTGCTGAATTCGCCGAGTACTTACGCACACGCCCAGGGGCTCGCATGTTATTCTCTGCAGCAAAAGATATTAGTAAGGAGGATATGGAGAAAGCAGTTGAATATATAGAACTATTAAAATTAAAAAATAAATAGTATATAAGGGAGAGTGTTAATTTGGTAGTTAATGTAATTTACTGTGATTTACCACATGCCAACGCTGTGTCGGAGGAATGTGAAGATGTAGATACCCATAATATCTACATAAATAAAAATCTCCCCCATGATCGCATGAGGGAGGAAATTAAGCATGAATTAATTCATATTATTAATGATGACTTTTACTTAGACAAACACGTTGATCTTATTGAACAGATGGTTCGTAGGTCTCACGTTGATGACTCTGAATTGGAAAATATAGCGTTTTACCACCATTATTTATCAGCATTATAAGGGAATATATAAAGGGAGATTTAAAAATGAAAAAGACTTTGTTAATTACTGCTATGTTTGCCTTAGTTGCCATAACCGGCTTCGCTAGAACTGAAGTATCTCATGATGAATTTAAGGCTTTAGACGGTCCCAAGGTGCTAGTGCATTATGATGATGGAAGCACTGAGTTATTAGAAGAACAAGAATATCTTGAGCAAACTATCAATATGACACAAGAACAAATCGACGAGTTGCACAAAGTCGACGAAGGCACTGATAAGGCATTAGCAAAGTGGCAAGCTACCAACGAAATGCACAGAACATATTCTGAAGATATTAAGCAGGCCACCCCTAAGAAAGAAAAGAAAAAACACTGGTATGACGATGTATTAGATTCTGTATTTTAGCATTTCAATATAGATTTATGTGTATTTATGTGTAAATTTGTTGACTTTTGTGAAGTTTTTTTATTATAATGAGGATAGCAGAAGAGTGTCGGTTACCCTACGGGGCCCGATGCGAAGAGAAGCCCTCCTCATTTAGGAGGGCTTTTTCTTTTGAAGGAATTTAAAACAATCGACGAGCAGATACAAATACTATTAGACAGGAAGCTAATTATTACTGATATCGATAAGGCGAAAGCGTATCTATTGAGTCAAAATTATTACAATATTATTAATGGGTATGCTAATTTTTTCCCTCAAGATAATGATGATAACTATACATCAAATACTACATTTGATGAAATCGCAAAGTTATACAGGTTCGAAAAAGAATTAAAGCAAGAATTTTTGAACGCTATTCTTAGCGCTGAAACCCATTTAAAAGCATTATTTTCTCATCGTTTTTCTGAGACCTATGCCGATATGCCTTACCCTTATTTAGATATTAATTGCTATGCTCCTGCTAGACGTTTAGAAAGTGTAGAGACTATATCTAAACTATCTAAAACGCTAATTAAATATAACCGCCCCAATCATAAAAGTTCTAGCATTTATCACTACATAAATAAATATCAAAAAGTTCCGATGTGGGTTTTATCTAGCTATATTGAATTTGGAACACTTAGATACCTGTTAGTTAATACTACCGCATCCGTACAAAACAAAGTGGCACGAGATTGTATAAGCTTTATATCCGAACACATCGAGAACCCAGGGCAATTGACTCCTGCTACAATGATAAGCTTTGTAAAAAATATTCACAGCATCAGAAACGTTTGTGCACATGGCAACCGATTAATCGGGCATCTTTGCCCTTCAGATGATCGGTATTGGGCGCCGTTACACACCAAATATGGTATTACATCAAATACGCCGAGGAATACCACTTATTCTGTGTTTCTTTCATTACAATGCTTCTTAAGCCGCATTGAATATGCCACACTACACAATTCCGTATTGAAGTTAACAAAGAAACTAGCTCCAAAACTTACTTCTATCCACATAAATGATATTTTATTAAAATTAGGATTCCCACAAGATTGGCACTTACACACAACCAAAATCAATCCAGAGGACTCTATTACATAAAAATAAGCCCTCACCGCAGTGAGGGCTTTTAAAAACTACGTACCTTAGAGGTATTTCATTTTCACTCCGATATGATTATATCATAAATCCTCTAAGGCTGATTATTATTTTATGCCTAGGAGGGTATTTTTATGGCTAAAAAACGAGCCGATGGGCGCTACCAAGTATCTAAGATGATAAACGGTAAGCGTAAATACTTTTATGGCAGCACAAAGAAAGCTGCTACAGAAGCTATGGAGGAATACATAAACGCTAATCAATCATGTGCCAATTTCGATGATACAATCTCATTAGATACTTGGATTAATATTTGGTTGCAACTAAAAGAAAAAAGTATAACACCAGCCACCTATCAAAGCTATACAGGTATCATAAATCGCTATATTCGAGATAAAATTGGCGGTATAAAGCTAGCTGAAATTAAACCAAATACATTACGCTATGTATTTGAATCTATGGATGGTTTATCCTCTCGAACCATATCATATACCATGACAATACTAAGCTCAATATTAGAACAGGCTGTAAAGGATGATATCATCCCTAAAAATTACATGAAAAATATAGATAGGCCAAAGCAAGTAAAAGTTAGATATATGGTAACGCTAACTGCAGATGAAGTTAAGAGTTTCTTATCTAATATATCTAATTCTGAGCATCACACACTCTTTAAATTAGCATTTGCAACCGGCATGCGGCGATCTGAATTACTAGGCCTAAGATGGTCTGATATCGACTTTAAGAAATCGACCATATCCATTTCACAAACAGCACTCAAAATAGGATCCACTGCAGTTATATCAAATACAACTAAGACTACATCATCAAAACGGATAATAGCCATTGATACGGATACACTTCAGGAACTTATAAAGCATAAAACAGTCATAGATAAACGCAGAATCAAGACAATGAACTGGATTAATAATAATTTAGTATTCCCAGGCATTAAAGGTGCCCCTCGCTGTCCTGATGAAGTTAGTAAGTTATGCAAGAAATACGCCAATTTGATTGGTAAGCCAACTTTTACCATGCATGGCACCAGACATACCCACGCCACACTTCTCATCGAAAATGGGGCAAATATGAAAGCCATACAAGAACGTCTAGGGCATGCTTCATTTCAAGAAACAATGGACACCTACTCACACGTCACTCCTAAAATGGAAGATGATATCGTGGAACGCATCTCTAGAATATTCTGATGTCAAAATGATGTCAAACCACATAAGACTTTATGATGTCAAACAAAAATAAGGGCTTACAGAATTACCTGTAAGCCCT